CTTTTCACTCACCCATCTTATCACTCTTAACATTCTTTCGATTCGCTACATCTACTTCTCTCTCCTTCTTTCCTTTCAATTTTTTCTCTTTCTTACTCCCACTCACTTCATCTCCATCTTTTCTCCTTGGTAACGGCGTACGAGTATCCCTCCTTCCATTTTTTCGGTTACATTGTCGTATTGTTCCTTCAGTTGTGCGCTTAGTTTCGATTTCGAACGCCCTGACGTGGACGTGGACGTAGACGTGGCGGTAGCGACGACTTGAGAGTTCATAATAGATATACAATCATACGGTGTGTTGTATATCAATAACATAGTTTCAATTTATTCTTCATATTTGTATACTATTCGTGCCATTACTATCTGTTCGTATTTGACCTAAATGAATAGAAGTAGAGCTGTGGACGCTAGTCGATGGTGAAACGGGTGCCGGTGGCTGTGCCGGTGGCTGTGCCGGTGGCTGTGCCGGTGGCTGTGCCGGTGGCTGTGCCGGTGGCTGTGACTGTGACTGTAATTGTTGGAGAAATTGTAATGCCGCAGAATTCGATAATGACGGCGTTGACCTAACCGACATACCCGATGCCATATTAGGTTCTACACTTTTATTGGATTCGTGAGCGTATGACGGCTGTGACGAGTGATGTATAATATCTGTGTGGCTAATGCCGGGGTTATTACCGCCGCCATCGTCATTGCCGCCACCGCCGCCGCCGCCGCCGTGGTTGCCGTCGTCACGGGTGCCGTGGTCGTCGTTGTCGTTGTCGTTGTCGTCGTCGTGATTGCGTCTGTTGCCGTTATTCGGGCTGGCTTCACGACTCCCCTGTCTACTCGCAAACTCGTATTCACGTTCATCATTGAAAGGATTAATCTTGACTTCGGTGAGTCCATTTACAAAATTAGGCTTCTTCACCCTCTTGTATCTGCGATATTTCCCGTTATATATTTCAATAATGTCATCGTCAATAAGCGGTGCGATATCCTGCATATTTTTTATGTCGGTTTTGACAATATTCATCATATTCTCTGCGCTGGCTCGTTGTCGTCGATGTAATGTCAGTTCAATCTGGAGTTTTTTCGATATTTGAGAGAACTGTAGAGAGCAGATTCGGTGCGATTCTGCGCGCTTCGCCAATTGAAAGTATGTATCTACCGATTTAATGATTCCTACAAACACACTTCCTACACCTAAAATAATATTCATCTTGTCATATTGTAAATCAATGCCGGTAATAAAACCGATAGCACTACTCAAAATAATAACCGGAATATTGATATAGTTGGACCGTTTGTTGTATTTTTCATACGACATTCGATGAAGAATAGAAAGAGACTCGCATTCTTCAGAGTTCTCCTTCAGTAACTGTTCTAGTTCCGTATTGTAGGTGATGACATCCGTCATTGGTAGGTATATATGTATAGATATGTATATACATACGACATTTTATTCTCTAAATAATCGAACTTTGACCTCTCGGAAGAACAATGACGAAAATACCTATCGCGATGAACCATAACAAATAACTAATATAAAATACGTATTCAATATCAAAGAATTTCATTATTTGGACGATGATGCCGCTGACAAATAAAAGCATAATGAAGTTATACAGCTTGTTATCAAAGAGTCCCATTTCGTTTATGGTGGTATGGTGGTATGGTCGTGGTAGTATGTATGTTATATACTGCTACTATTTTACATAATCGTATAATTCGAGTATTCGTCGTCGTAGTTGGCCGGAATCTTCTCGGTGTCTACTTCATAATACGACAATAGTTCAAAATTGTGGTGGTCGCTAACACACCAGACCGGGCGAAGTAGGTTATTATTCACGTGATAATACCCGTTATATATTGTATCATAAGACGCCGTCCACGTATAATCATAACTATAAATGCTGTCATACATTCCTGATTGATACACCTCTTGATTTCTCCGATATTCGTTTATTTTGGTTTCAAACATATTCTTTCGGTCTGTATATTTCTTCACCATTTCGACGTCATAGTCGTCGTCGATAAATGCCGTCTTCATTCGTTTTGTAAATACCGCATAGCGCGATATACCACCGTTCCCTGTTTCGCGTTTCCCAGTACCGGTCTGCGTAGCGTTATGATAGCACGCCCAATAATAGGAATGCTCTAATGTTGTAAAATAATAAAAGGGGCCATACCGCGCAATAATAGGTTCGCGTTTCAGTCCATATAACGCCGTATTTTTCGCATAACAAAAAGTGGACCCATAGTATAATACCGAAGGTGCTTCGATATGGACGGAATGAACACGGGTGCCGCCGCCGCCGCCTCCGGCTATGCGAGGTAGGGACGCCTGTAATATACCCACGGTAGGATATGCGATGAAAAAATCGATTGCGTCGGTGTCTATCGGTATTGTCATATATTTTCGGTGGTGGATGATTTCGGTGGTACAAACCCAGAACCAATTATGCGATTTTTGGAGCGAGATTCGCGCGGCGGTGGCGGCGGTGGCGGCAGCTGCGGCATCGAAATATTTCTCATAAAACACGTAGCATTTATTCGCGGTCTCATCGTGAAAATATCCCTTGAACCGATATTTGGTTGTAAATAATTTATCCATAATACCGTCGGTATCTTTGCGTATGTGGTGTTTCGCCTTGTGATGGTAGTTGGGTAGTCGACACTTCGCGTTATCATAGTAAAACAAGAATTCTAGAAAAGGTGTAGTATTGCGCGTATTGATACGGTAAATTACGAGTTGATATTCTTTCAAGTCGGGAAGCGCAGCGGCGGCGAATTCTTCAAGGTCGTAGTCCAACTCCTCTTCTGTAAAAGAGTACCGGTGGTGGTGTCCCGCAGTATGAATACTGCCTAATGTTGTTATGTAATCATTGGTGTCGGGCGCTGCGGCGTCGTCGGCGTCGGCGTCGGCGTCGGCGTCGGGTGCGGGTGTGGTCTCGTCGTCGTTCTCACTGTCGTCGTCGTTCTCACTGTCGTCGTCGTCGTCGTCGATAATGTCGCCTGACGCGTGACTTTTTCTCGACCTCGACCGCGACCTCGACCTGGACCGCGACCGCGACCTGTCGTCGTCTCGGCCCTCGGCGTCCTCGGGTTCCGGGTCTGTCCGCTCCTTTTTCATTGCCAAAATCTCTCGCACTGCGGTTTTCTTACCAGCACCGCCAATATAAAACATCAGTATCCCGTATGTGTATGTGTTATATAGACTACTATCAATATAACATAAGTATTTATTTGTTTTTAGGTATTTTCATTTTGATAGATTCGCGCGTCCTTTCTACCCTGGCAGCCAATAAAAACTGGGTAAGATTGGTCGCTTTTTCCGTGTCATCCTTGTAATATGTCGTAAGCGCGGTTTTGAGCTGACCATTGTTGAGAGGTGCGCGGGTCTTTGTCTTGGAATACACGATACGGCCATTGGCCAAGTCAAAGCAGTCTATCTCGTTTTGGCGCATAACGCTTAATAGCGACGAGGATAATTGCTGATGTAACAGTTTGCGCTTCTTGATTTCCGCATTTAGGGTGCCAATCTCATTTTCAACACGCACCCATTGGCGCAGATACTCTTTCAGTTGGTCTTTGGTTATATTTGCCTTTGTCGCCGCCGATTCGCCGGTCGTCACGTCCTGTGGTACAGAAGCCATATCCACATCCATCGTTGAAGGGCTGGGAACTGGAAGAGGATATTGTTGCGGTGCGTTCATTGGCAGTATAATCATAATTGATATAATAAATACACGATTCCACCGACCGAGAATGGGGGGGTGTTTCATTTTCGATTGGTATACTTACGCGGTTTTTGCGCTAAACGATATGCGGGCTTGTGATGGTCGCATTCTTTATCCAGGATATGAAAATCTACCGCTGACGCATTCCCGCCGGTGATGGTGCTTGCGAGGCGCGCATTTCCCCACGATTGCGGGGTTTGGTTAGGTCGTGACCCGGATGAATAGTAGGCACCTTCGCCTTTTCGGACGATTTGCCTCAATCCGCGTATCGAGCATCCGGTTCGTCGGGCTAATTCATTCGACGGTTTGATATTTTCTACTCCGTAGATATGTCTAGCGCGCGCAGTATGTTTGGACGGTTTAGATGTAAATGTGCGGATGTTTTTACGGCGGGTATAATATTTATGACGTTTGTAGAGTTTTCGCGATTTGACGAGTTCACTGCGCTGTATGGTTTTATCTCGTCGTGATAATGTGTCGGGGAGATAGCGCTTGATGAAATTCATTCGTCCGTCGTGGTCGTGGTCGTGGTCGTGGTCGTGGTCGTGGTCGTATTATTTTACTACAATATATTATACAAGGGTATAATATAAAATGCTGAAACGTGTTCGGTTAACATTGATGGGCGACGTCCATAACAACAACAAAAACGCGTCATATACGGCGGGTGCTGGCGTCGGTGCGTCATCTATCTCGGTTCGTCGCGCGAAATTACAGAAATCAAGTCCGGCATCAGCTGCGGTTTTATGCCCGCTTCAGCCTGTTCCGGGTAATTCACGTGTGAATAATGTCTTTATGCGGATGTAGTGGGGTTTCGCCTGGGGTTCCGCCCCCAAACGGCGGTACCGTAATCAGAATGAGTCATATCGCCCCGCCGTCAATTCATACCGTCGGTCAATATTTACGGCGGAGTGGCGAATAGTATGGGCTAGCAACCCCCACCCTTCGCATAATGTGCTTTACAATAAGAACCGTTTGATGTAACCGGATAACCGTCGCATTTCGGCATCCACATCGGTTTTCCACACGGCGTTCCTTTACGCGCGCCTGATAATAATATAAACGAGCAAGTCGCCGTCGCCGGATTATGATGCGAAACAATAACGTTCTCATCATTGGTTTTAGGTTTTTTGGCCGCCGTCGCTGCCGCACCCTGTGTTTCCAATTTATTCAAATGTTTATTACATAACATCACGTCGTATTTCTCGTTATAAACGCACGCCGACTTACACGACGGCGTGGGTTCATTCGTGGCAAATGCCGTATGTGTGCCTGATATATACTTGTTATATTCGCACGATACCGCCGGTAGTGACAGATTCGGTGGAATATTAACATACTTCACTTTAGATACATCTGGGTACGGATAGTACGGAAGAATATGCGGTGTGATAGTTCGACAATACGGGCATTTCATTTCATTATATTGGAGTTTGGTCGTTTCTAAATTATACGAGCTATTATACATCACGGAAAGCACGCTCGGATTCGGTGTCGGGGGGGCTAGGGCTGAATGGGTGGAGGCCGATGACGCCGATGACGCCGATGACGCCGCTGGCGCGTCCTTCGTATACATTGTAATGATACTCGACGAGAGATTTTTAGGCAATAAGGCACATTTTTGAAACAAAACCTCTTTGAATAATGGGATGTAATTGAATTGGTGGCCGCATTGTAGGGTAATATGGTCTCGACGTAGTGGTTCGTCGGTGATGAGGCATCGTGGCGTCGCGGTGGTGGCCACAGACGCGGTAGCCAGGGTGCTCATTTGTTTCAACTCATTGAAAAAGTCAACACCTCCTTCTACTTCGTATTTAAACATCGGACGGACGGACGGACGGACTGGCTATGAATATAACATCGTATATTTTTTATATTCATATTAATTATATGATTTCATAGCATTATATAATTATAGTAAAGAATACGATAATACGACGATGGTTTCAAAAAGCATATGGGGTCCTTGTGTCTGGTATTTATTCCATACATTGGCATATAAGGCGGTCCCAGGCGATTTCGCAGAAATAAAAGCTGACCTTATTCAGTATATCCAGCGTATTTGCGCGAATTTACCGTGCCCTGAATGTACGCAACACGCGACCGAGTATATGGCGAAAAACTCGCGAATATTGGCGCAAATCACCACAAAGGAACACCTCCATTATTTTCTGGTGGATTTTCATAATGTAGTGAATGTGCGCAAACAAAAACCGGCTTTTACTTACGAACAAGCCAATGAAAAATATAAACGCGCGAAGACATCGGATGTGGTCCAGTATTTTTTCAAGATATACGGTGAGCGTTCCAGTGGCGGCAACCTGAAAATGTTTACTAACGGGTTTCACAAACAGTTGCTGCTTTCGGATTTCTCGGCGTGGATGGTGCGAAATTACGGGAAGTTTTATAATTAGCGGCATTACGGCATTACGGCATGTATGTTTTCGGTTCTAATTTTGTGTGTAACCTGAAGAACTTTTTATAATGTTTGATAACATATTCTACCGTCGCGTCCTTGGCCTTGGGATATAAATGTAATTCATATGCGTCTTGTGAACGATATGATGTCAAAACTGCTACAATATTCGGGTCTTTGTTGAACTTATCATATTGATTTGCGTAATCTTCGCTGAGATAATCGTGGGTTGATTTCGGCATTGTATACATTTCGTGGTCGCCGTTTTTTTTTATTAAGACGACCTTGCGCCCCGATGCGAGGTCATTCCAAAATCTCTCGAGAGGCTTATTCTTACCCCAAACACTGTCAGGGTCGGATTCCATCGCTAGAACTCGCGCGGATTTACCTCTGCGCCGTAGTTTCATCGTGGTCGTCGGTTTCTTCTTCAGTTGCCATCGTTGGACGCCGCGTGTATCAGTGACAATGGTCCACTTATTTCCGTCATTGCCGACTTTGACGGTGCCGCGTTTGAATAAGGTCGCGCTCGCCGTTGGTGCTTTCCGTGTATTATGCGGCATCCTAATATACATTATGAAGACATTATAATGTATATCGTTACGATTCGTTACAAGAATTAAAGGTCCTGTATCACCTGCCCGTTCTTATAGACCGAGCATTTAAATGTCTGGTTCTTCGGGCGATTACACACCACGTTATTACTGGTGAGGTCATTGAAAAACAGTAAACTTTCAAAGTTGTTGAATTTCAGCAAGAAATACCAGACCGCGCCGAGTGCCGCACCGACGACACCGCCGATGGTTATCCCGCGAGGGACCGTACAGAAATACATGAGTTTCACATAAGCGTCCACTGCGAATATACTGACGATTGTCCCGACAATCCAGAAGTTGATTTGGTTGTTGCTTAACATTGGCAGGAGGAGATACATCAGCGTAAACCCGATAAACATACTGTTGTAGTTGGGGACATTATACCGGGAGGGGATGAGGGGGAATTCGACGAGATTACATATGGTGCCTTCGTTTTCTAGGGGTTCGCTGCCAATCACCATACTCACCATATAATTGATAACCGACGCGATTAAGACGCCACCTAGATATATCATTCCCTTTATGTTCTGGTTGAATACGGAAACAAGCACGAGGAACGTTCCTAAAAACAGGGGCGCGAATATACTGAATAGTTGGATGACATTCGAGAATGTGAGTTGAAGTGTCATTGCGCCTTGCTGCTTCTTCTTCTTGTTATATATCCGCGGTATTATAATATTCTAATATTCAATGAAAGTTGAATATCATTCGATAATTGAATATCATTCGATAATTGAATATCATTCGATATTGACTTCGAATAAATTGATATATAAACGTATCACAATAGATAATGTATCTGTAGTGGTAGTGTCGTATACGTCTGCGAAATGGGTATTCCAAGTTACTTCTCCAATATTGTCAAGCAGCACAAAAATGTGATTAAAAAGTTGAGCGGGTTACCTCGGATTCATAATCTATATTTGGACACAAATGGTCTCATCTATGACGCTGTGCGTGTCGTTGGGTCGAATCGCGGAATGTCCGATGATGACTATGAATCACTGTTGATTCAGACCGTGTGTGAAAAAATAAACGAATACCTCGCGATGTTTCGTCCATCCGACAAGGTATTCATTGCCTTTGACGGTGTGGCGCCAGTTGCTAAACTCAATCAGCAGCGCGAGAGACGGTATAAGTCGTGGTTTACAACGGTGGTGGAGCAAACGATTACGCGGAAGAATGCGTTGTTGGACCCGACGGTGGCTACGGTGGCGACGGCGGCTGTGGCGGTGGCGGCGGGCGCACAGAAAGCCTGGAATACATCGTCCATCACACCCGGAACGCGATTTATGACGAAATTGAATACACAAATGCGCGATTATTGCGCGGAGAAGGCGCGCGTCATCGGGACGACGGTAGAATATATTTACTCCGGCAGTGATGCTCCGGGGGAGGGCGAGCATAAAATATTTGAATACATTCGCGATAATGCGATGTATCACAAGGACACGACGACGCTCATCTACGGCCTGGATGCGGACCTGATTATGCTCTGCTTGAACCATCTTCACGTGTCGGACCAGATTTACCTGTATCGTGATACACCCGAGTTCATTCAGTCGCTGGATAGCACGCTTTCTAGTAGCGACCAGTATTATCTAGACATCCCGTCGTTTGCTTGTTCGTTGGAGGCGGTGATGCGCGAGTCGACTGCGGGTGCGGCGGCGACGGCGGGTGCGGCGGGTGCGACGGCGGGTGCGCGGGTCGCGTATATCTCGGATGCGAAAACCGAGGCAAAGGCGGTGGCGACGGTGGCTGCGGCGACGGGGGCAGCGACGAAGGCGCAGCGTATCACCCCCGAGGTCATTGCGGCGATTGATGACTATATTGTGATGGCGTTTATGCTCGGTAATGATTTTATGCCGCACTTCCCTTCACTGAATTTGCGCACAAACGGAATGACCGTATTACTTCAGACTTATGCGAATATGTTCCGTGAAAGTAAGGAGTATCTTGTCACACGCACGACAGCGGATAGACGACCAACAATTGTATGGAAGACGATGCGCGCGTTCATCGCATTATTGGCGGATACTGAACATAACCGGTTTATGAACGAACATAAGACGCGTGACCGACAGGGGAAGCAGCGGTTCGGCGGTGGCGGTGGCGGCGCTAAAATGGCGGTGGGGGGTCTGGGCCATAACGCGGCGGCGTCTACGGCGCAACCCATCGTCGCTGTGGATATTCGCGAATTGACGAAAGTTGCGTGCGACCGTGTGGTTCAAATGGTGGGGAATCTCGAGGGTTGTCATTCACTGAATGAGTTTATGGGTATTCCGATGCAGGAGCGGGCGGTGGAGCGATATATTGACCCGTTTCGCGAGAATTGGGAGTTTCGGTATTATGACGCATTGCTCGATGTTGATATTTATGCGAAAGGGCGCGGGCGGGGCGGCGGCGTCAGTGGCGTAGACCGACTTCAGATGATTTGCGTGAATTATATCGAAGGGTTGGAGTGGACGATGCGGTATTATTCGACCGGTTGCGTGGATTGGCGGTGGACTTATAAATACTCCTATGCGCCGCTTTTGGTGGACTTGATGCGTTATATCCCGCATTTAGATACCGCGTTGTTTCCCGAGGGCACGCCAGTGAAGAATCCTGTGCGCGACCTTGTCCAGTTGTGCTATGTCTTGCCGATGTCGGGGCACGGGCTGTTGCCTCCATTGTTGGCGGAGAAGTTGAAGCGGTCTTATTCGCATTATTACTGCGATAAGCTGGACTTCAAGTGGTCATACTGTAAGTATTTCTGGGAGGCGCATACCGAGTTGCCGCATATCCGGATTGAGGAGTTGGAGCGGGCGGTGACGGAGGTGGTGGTGAATTGAATTGGTCGTAGTGATTCGGGGGGTGCGGTCGGCGAATTATCTATATTTTTTATTATATCGTGAGTATAATAAAAATGATTGAGTATCTTCCTCTAGTGACTGTGGCCGGGACGATGGTATATGCGGTAATACACGACATATATGTTGAATTTAGTGAGGTGACGAGTTGGTGAGGGTATTATTGGGGTTTTCCATCTGAAAGGGATAAGGTCGTTGTCGTAATCATATACACCTTTGCCACATTTCACAAGTATACGACACGCTAATTTACATCATAAAACAAGTGGATTGTTTCAATTGTTTTGCTTGTTGTATTTGTTGGATTCATCCAATAACATATTTGGTCTTTCAATGTATTTAATCGTTGCGTCCATTCGCATTTTTTTGATTTTTTAATAACGCATATTCCGTTTCTGTCTAGACACCAACACGAACTTATTTTTGTTCCATTTTCTTCATAATCGTCTGGATTAAATCTTATAAATACAATCGGAGTATGCCCTACATCCCGCGATAATTCCATAATACGTTTGTTTTCACAACTACAATCATACGTGGTATGTTTATTTTCATCTACTTCTATGATTAATATTTGAAATCCCAAATCCAATAACAAATCGGGACGTTTTTTTGAACAACCACCACTTATTTGTTTATCGACAATCCAGGATAAACCTTGAAATGTTGTTTTTACGAACTCGCCAACTGCGTATTCTTTGGTTTTGTAATTGCGCGATACCGGTTTGTCTGGAAATAAGTGCATATAACAATGTAAACAATATCCATCATATTTTTCTTGAACAAGGGTTGAACACCAACTGCTTTTACACGTTGGACTAATTACATTCACCATCCCATCCAATTTATGGGGTGAGCAATATAACCCATTCGTATTGCCTTTGATATTAAATGTTGGTTGTTTTTTACATCCTTCGTAAATACACGTTGGACTTTTTACATTCACCATCCCATCCAATTTATGGGCTGAACAATATAATCCTTTCGCCTCGCCTTCGGTATTAAATACTGGGAGTGTTTTACATCCTTCGTGAATACACGTTGGACTTTTTACATTCACCATCCCATCCAATTTATGTGCGGAGCAATATAATGCTTTCGTATTGCCTTCGTTATTAAATGCTGGGCAGGTTTTACATCCTTCGTGAATACACGTTGGACTTTTTACATTCACCATCCCATCCAATTTATGTGCGGAGCAATATAATGCTTTCGTATCACCTTCGTTATTATATACTGGGCGTATTTTACATCCTGCGTGAATACACGTTGGACTAATTACATTCACCATCCCATTCAATTTATGGGCTGAGCAATATAATGCTTTCGTATCGCCTTCAGTATTATAATTTGGATGTTTTTTACATCCTTCGTGAATACACGTTGGGCTTTTTACATCCACCATCCCGTCCAATTTATGGGCCGAGCAATATAGCACTTTCATTTCGCCTTCGGTATTAAATGCTGGTTTTTTTTTACATCCTGCGTGAATACATGTTGGACTAATTACATTCACCATCCCATTCAATTTATGTGCGGAGCAATATAATGCTTTCGTATCACCTTCGTTATTATATACTGGGCGTATTTTACATCCTGCGTGAATACACGTTGGACTAATTACATTCACCATCCCATTCAATTTATGTGCGGAGCAATATAACGCTTTTATTTCACCTTCGGTATTATAATTTGGTTGTTTTTTACATCCTGCGTGAATACACATTGGACTTTTTACATTCACCATTCCATCCAATTTATGGGATGAGCAATATAATGCTTTCGTCTCGCCTTCAGTATTAAATACTGGGTGTATTTTACATCCTGCGTAAATACACATTTGTTGTTATCTATTAATAATAAATAGATTATTTAATCAATTTTATGTTTATTTGAATTCATTGTTATTAAAAAATGATTTCAAAAATTGGCGTTTTAAATGCGTAATGTAATACATGATTCATCATTTTAACGTATCGTCTATTCACATAAAATTAATCTCATTCTTATCTATTGTTACTTTCTTGGCAACTTGTTTAATAACATTTGTTATATTACTGTCAGTTCCATCAGCGTTCTTTACAAGTTTCATATACATACTATTAGCTTGTGTGTCGCTATTTCCACATTCTGGATGTTCTTTGGCCCAGTTACTAATCAAGCTCACGTTTTTTTGCTCGATAACGCGAACTGCGTCGAATAATTTCTGGCTATCAATATTACCTCTATCCCATTTGTCGTCATCTTTAACATACATGACTTCTCGCTTTATGTCACTGCAGTGAATAGGTCGTTTTGTAATATCTGTTTTTTCTAGATTATCAATCAAAATTTTTGATATGCCTTTTACAAATCCGTTTTTACCTACATCTTCCATGTCGTTCGTATTTAGTTCTATCCCGTTTACAAAATCAAAAATATTCATCGCGTCTTTACATTTCTCATTCAAGAACATATTCAGATTGAAAGTTGTATTGTTAGAATTGTTAACATTTGTCATATTTCCATTTACATTCACACTTGCGTTCGCGTTACTTGTCAGTGAGTGATGATTCCCTAATGATTCAGCCGGAACTATGAAATTCGTGTTAGATTTCATAGAAGATACCACAACATTTATAACTTCTAGCATATGTGTTTGATTGGCCTTCATAATTTCTAACATAAAGGCAGTCATTGTCCCGGGTGACATAGTTTCCGTAGAAGGACTGGTTTGAGTTGCTGTTTGTGTATCTGAATGTTTACACTTCTTCATATGTTGCCATACTCCTTTTTTTGAAAAATATGGCTTATTACAATTCTTACAAGAGTATGTTTTTCGGGGTTCGTCGTGTTCGTCGTGTTCGTCCATTGTAGTATATACATCTGGAATGGCAGCGGTGGCGGGGGTAGCCGGGACGTGCCCCATTGCGTTATTTCCCCCAAAAGCTGTATTGGCAATACAGGTAAACTCGTGCTTCTTCGTGTTAATGTGTTGAATATAATTACAACTCTTATTCGTATAAAAGTCACACTTTTTACAAGAGAATTTGTATTTTGGTACTGATGATGAATTATTGGCGTTTTGAAAAAGAGACGATAAGGCGCCTGATAAGGGAAATTGTAAAGGATTCATTATGTCACTGTAAATATTGAATAAGTAACGCGGATTACCTAAAGTGATGTAATTGGTAATTTACAGTATTTGTCTATATCCTATGGATAGATAAAAATTGGGCATCGGACAACGCGCAAAAATTATCAGTCACACTTTTTTATTCGGGAAAAATATTTGTGACGGTAAAATTCAAAAATCGCTAAAATCGTGTTTTAAAACCTCCAGAGAAAATGGCCATTTGGACATAGTTTATAAAACAGCACCCCTAAAGATGGAAAGGTAATCATTCCAGAGATATCTAGTATTTTTCTAATTTCAAACCAAATATTTTCCAGACTTTTTCTAATTCCCAACCAAATATTTTCGGCCAAGCACCGGACTTTCCAATAATTCCATCGGTCGCCACCGGCCCATTATTTATCGTGTTGCGATTTTTCTTAATCTACAGCTCACCCCGCTACGTTACTACCGTCGTCTTGTGAATGTTAAGAGCATATGATTTTACGCTTACTGCTATCCCGTTGAGACATTTCGACACCATTTATATATCATAGTATACCATTTGGTGAAAATGTCCGTTTGAAGGGGTCGGTTGAACCCCATCTACCAGGGGGCGTTCAAAAATGTCAGTCACAACTTTTTCAATCAAAAAAACACAATTTAGAGCATATCAGTCACAAGCGTGTTTTTGCGTGTTTTTTTAAAAGTCTCCAGCGCTATAGCCGGAATAGACATTTATAAATGTCCGTCAGAAACGGTATAATCTGACACTGGGAATATGAATTGTCGCATAATCTAACACCATAATCAATGCGAATGGTATAAACTGTCGCAAAATATACAGGTCGGCGAACGGCCGAAGGCCGCCCCAGGTCCACATCCCAAATCTATATAATCCCATAGATATCCCAGATTTTTCTAATTTCAAACCAAATATTTTCCGTGAAACACCGAGTTTCTAACCAAATATTTTCGGCCAAGCGCCAGACTTTCAAACCAAATATTTTCCGTGAAACACCGAGTTTCTAACCAAATATTTTCGGCCAAGCACCGGACTTTCCAATAATTCCATTCATCCCGCCGCCACCCAAATCCAAATAAACACATTCCATTCCATTCCATTATATTCCATTACATTCCATTCCATCAGCCACGCAGCAATGAGCATCTACGACATCCTCGCGATGTCGCTCCTGTCCGTCATTCCAATCCTCTATATATTCCCGATGATTCTCGCACACTTCTTCAAAATCCAAGGGTATAAAATCACCGACCAAACGGAATGTAACCAACTCGTGAGTAAGTTAAACATCCGACGTTCAGTATTCTATCAAAATGGGAAGCCATACGGCTTTTTTTACGGGAGGTGGTATATCGGTTATATTTACTCGAATGAAAGTCAGCACAACCAAGGGCACACGATGTATCTCATTATCAAGCGCGCGGTCTATGAGCGCGTAACAGACACGGCCGGTGCCGGCGATACGTCTACGTCTGCGTCGTCGTCTGCGTCTGCGTCATCCGTCACGACCGAAAAGAAAATCATAAACATTCGCGAACGGCGCGGGAATCCGTGGTGGTGGGAATACGCCGACCGTAAATATGACGCATCCAAGTTCTTGAAGAAGGAGCCGCGCGACTACCAACGAGAGATTATAGACGATATTATTTCCATCGTAAATAAGAAGTCATCACGCAGTGGCACATTTTTCATATACGGCGAACCAGGGACAGGCAAGTCGCTCCTAACGCTCCTTCTAGCCAAGCAAATCGGCGCATATTACTGCGACACGTGGAAACCGACCGACCCCGGCGACAACCTATCCAAGGTATACAGCACGATTGACGATGATAAGCAACTGGTGCTGGTATTGGAAGAATGCGACAAACTCATCCTGAATGTTATCCAAGGCAACGTGAAGCCGCACCTGTATATTCCGATTCCAATGATGGATAAATCGGACTGGAATTCGATGTTAGATAAAGTCACAGACTTGGGATTTTATCCAAATTTAATATTGATTCTGACATCCAATGTTTCTCGCGAAACACTTCACGAGACGGACGCGTCGGTTCTGAGAGATGGACGGATTGATAAGGCGTATCATATGACCGCGGGTTCATGACAATGAAATGAAATGACCGTATCACACGCCCCCACCAGTCCCAAATATCCTATCCATAAAATAATCCATACCATAATTACAAGTAAACCGCCGATGGTGAGCCTGATGAAACCCCGAAAGTGTTCCAGTATGCGACGATACTATCGTATTCACGGTCGCCAATGTTCCAATAAAATACATATGAAATACTGAACACCCAATAAGATAGTGGAGTAATAGCATAGACCCTAGGTTTAGTCCAACCGCATCAATTGGATGTGCGTATAATGCGAATATTCCGATCACCTCATTATTTTCGTGGTGTTTTTTATGAAACCGATACAAATATTTTGTATGAAGAAGATAGTGAAATGTATAAAACCAGATTTCACCGAATCCAATTTGTGTTATAATGTGTAATAGTTCTATATACACATCGTATATCATTACCGGTGGCGGTTGTAAGTATAAAACGAAACCTAAAGACATGGGCTGAAACACGAATACATTCCAGAAGAGGTTTTCAATATGATGTCCGCGTAGTTTGGCTGAATATAATTCTTTATTACGGGTATAATCATAGTAACTTGCGCATATATAGAGCCACGAACTATAAAAAAGAATAATAAAAAAATGATGGAGTGTCATTCACAGTGGGTCGTTATCACCGCGTATAATAATATAAAAACTCTTCTCTTTATGTATTATAATTCCAATGTCTCTCACCCCCGTAGAACTCACCCGCGAAACATTTAAGGGCCTCCTTGAATTCAATTCCAAGCAACGCAAGCACACCATCCTAAAACTCACCGCAGACTGGTGCCGCCCCTGTAAAACCATCAAAGCCCTCGCAGTGGAACAGGCCGACAATATCACGCTGCGCTTGGAACGCCCTGTAGAGTGCTATGAAGTGAATGTAGACGATTCTCTCGACTTCTACGCATTTATGAAGCAGAAGCGAATGGTCAATGGCATCCCCGTTTTCTTATTCTACAAGGCAGGCAACACCGAGTATATCCCAGATGACTCTATTACGGGCGCGAATCCCCCCGATATCATCGCCTTCTTTGACCGATGCGCTAAGGTCTAGAATGAGCGAATGAGCGAATGAGCGAATTTTATGTTACTGCGGTCCAGTAAATAACATAAAATGAGAACATTACATATAGGAATACATACATCCAATGGAATCTCTCGACTTAAACATAGACAATTATAATCTCCCGGATATTCTCTCGTTATTCAATCTTCCAACCTTATTCAATGAAGCCGATTTGAAGCGCGCAAAACTCGCCGTCCTAAAGACGCACCCGGATAAATGCGAACTCCCGAAAGAGTATTTCCTGTTCTTCACGAAGGCCTATCGCATCGTTCATCAGATATACACCATCCGCCATCCAGCCACCAACGAGCATTATACGCAACACGCCGAGAGAACACCGCGCTCATCGGCGGTTCCGTCATTGCGGTGTGTCGCAAAGGATACACTATCCGCGCCGTATACGGCGATTGACGCCGCCGCCAGCGCAGCGAAATCAGTCGTAGACTACAACCGCTTGATGCGCACAGAAGGACATCGCGCGGATGCGGATGATGCGTATTCGCAAGGAACGCACGAGAGAATGAAACGCCGCCTGGATGAAATGATGGGCACTACTGACGGTGGCAACGGCGCTGCGAAGGTGACCGAGTTCAATAAGTGGTTTAATGAAAAGTTCGAGCAATACCGCCTGAAAGACGACGAGGCCGAGACGGGGTATGAAGCGTGGTTCCGCGGGAATGACGGCGATGAAGCGGTCGAAAGTGACGCCGACACCGACACCGACAGCGGGTCCTGGGCGGATAAAGTCACGCGTCTGAACCAGAGGAAGCAAGCTCTGCGGAATAAATATGCGCTTGTTGAGAGACAAGAACTGGAATACGCGGGTGGTGGTGGCGGCACATTGGACACGGGCGGTGGCGGATACGACCTCACGAGAGAAAGACCCCAAGAGTATTCTAGCGGGATATTCGGCAATCTTCGCTATGAAGACCTGAAGAAGGCGCATACAGAGACGGTCATCCCCGTCACAGAGGAGGATTATTATAAGACCCGTAGGTTTAATTCCATAAATGAACTACAGACATTTAGAGACCAATCCCGCAGGGACTTATATAAACAAACGAGCAAACAAGAACAGGAACAGATATACGAGCAGACCAAGATGCGACAGGAAGAGGAAGATACGCGCCGGGCCTTCATTTTAGCCAAACAGGATGAAATCTCTCGGGATATCCATAAGAAGTTGTATTCTGATATGTTCCGACTGGAGAATTAAACCCTGTCGGAAAAATGATGATGTCCCATCAAATATCACACAATATAAAAAATTGAAAAATATTTACTTTATATGTAATGGAATACAGCGAGGGCAATCAACGACAACATGCAGAAATTTAATATCACAGAAGGGATTCGTCTTTCTAATGCCGAGACAGCAAAAAACCACATCGGCCGGGTATGTAAAGCCAACAGCAAAGGCTCACCGGAGTTTGGTCGCATTCAATATGTGACACCCACTTCAATTGTCTACGAACGTTTGACACAAAAAGAAGACGGTGAGTTCATTCCACACCCAATTGCGGTGAATCCTACTACAAACAACCGTTTCAAGACCGCTACACGCGACATCAAGCTTATTACAGTGACTCAAATGTAAGTTATAGTGATATTGAAGTATGTGTCGTTGTATAAAAAACAAAAGGGAAATAGAAGAGCTAACACTTTTTATATATTTTTATTCTGTCTTAAACATATACGATAACGTAAAATAATAATAACAATACAATTTAAGAAACATTAATATTCTATTATTACAAAAACGCCACACCAATGCTCGAAAACAAAGTCGTGAAAATGGCAATTGCCTACCTCCTTATTATGGTGATTGGTTTCATTTATAATAAATATAAGAAAACAATTGATATTCAAGAGCAATATAACGACGGCGAACTTATCCAGAAGTATCTCCTCAATGACAGCAGCCTCACGAAGAACAACAAACCAATCCTGTGGGTCCATATTGAGTTTGACAAGAACGCGCGGTCGTGGGAGAGTTTCGGCGCAAGAACGAGCGACAACCTGAACCAACCGTATCAATACCTCACCATCCGGAATATTATTGAACACTGTGGCGAGAGCTTCAATGTCTGCCTCATCGACGACGACGCGTTTATCAAAATAATCCCGGAATGGCGCACCAAGGTAGAGGACCTCCCGCGCCCCCTTCGCGGACATATGCGCGACCTCGCACTCGCAACCGTGCTCCATATCTACGGCGGATTTCTTATCCCAAGCGCATTTATATGCTTCCACGACTTACGGTCACTATATGACGCACACCTTGAAAAGGCCAATGTCGTAATAGGTGAACTGCGCACGGTATCATCTCTCGCGGCCGAAAAACAATACTCGCCGTCTACGAAGATAATGGGCTGCCGTAAGTTTGACCCCGTTATGAAGGAATATATGGAACGCCTTATGGTGATTAATCATCACGACCAGACACAAGATATGGACTTTACGGGGGAGACGACACGATGGTGGATGTCAAAACAGGCGGCCACCCCGACGGCGGTAAGCGTCATCCCGGCTGAAGAACTAGGTGTAAAAACGACGACGAACAAACCAGTCCTGATTGAAGAATTATTGGCGGACCAGGATGTCCCACTGTCGCCCACCACGGCAGGAATCTATATCCCGGAACAGGATATACTTAAACGCAGCAAGTTCCAGTGGTTCGCACGCCTCTCGCCGAAACAGGTGCTGGAGTCGCATACACTGATAGGGAAGTATCTGCTATTGAAAACGACTGGGTGTGCGCCTGGGGTTGCGCCCCCAAACGACGCAGGACGATAACCTGCGCACAGACCCGTCAAATAATGTAAACAATCGATTGCTTACATTATTGCTTACATTATTGCTTACATTATTGCTTACATTATTGCTTACATTATTGCTTACATTATTGCTTACATTATTGCTTACATTATTGCTTACATTATTGCTTACATTATTGCTTACATTATTACCACAATCCGTATACAATTCCGCCCGGGTCTAGCCCAAGTTATCGCCCCGCGTCGTTTGGGGGCGCAACCCCACTAGGTTATTCGTGAACAACGCCAATTCAATATCGTGCTCGTGTATGTTATGGAATATTGTGATATATTTACAAATAAGTGACGTAATACGATACTTCATAACTTCATCAAAGAGCGGCGTCAGTTTCACAAACAAGAAATAATTATCCAATATGTCAAGAACCGAATACCCCTCGTCATTTAATTGAAATAGTATAGCATTCGCCGCACGAAGCCCCCCGCCATCCGTATCGCACCGCAATACTTCTCGTGTATATTCTTCAAACCGGTGAAAACTGATATTCGTACATATCTTATTCGCGATATCATACGTAATCTCTCGACCAATGAGTTTGATTTTCTCCAAATAATTAATCAATGTCCGCACGGACCCGTTCGATATTTGAAGCAGAAACTCCTCCGCGTCCTTCATTATCGCGAGATGTTCGTTATCCTTGATTTTCCACATAATTTTATTTAGGCATCCCTGGTCCAACTGGTTGATTTTGATGATAATATTCCGTGTTTGAAACGTGTCCACTACCTTCTGGATATTGGTACACGATGAAATGAAATGGACGTTGTGGCTGTATTTATCAATACAATTACGGAAGACTTGTTGTCCCTGTTCGTTGATTAAATCAATGTCGTCTAGAAGCACGATTTTCTTCCGATTCGGAATCATCGTCATTGTCTGACAAAACACCTTGACGTCATTGCGGTAATACTGAATCCCCTGTTCTTTCAAACTATTCAATACCATAATATTCTCTTGTATTACCGCGCTAGTCGACTTTTTATAATATTCCCGAATCGTCGCATTAATAATGGACGTTTTCCCCGACCCAGAGTCGCCATAGAACATAATATTGAGATTATCCATTTCAATCAAGCTGCGAATAATGGTGATGGTGTTTTCATCCAATTGTTCGAAATCGTGAATTTTAAGTGGCTGATATTTTGCGATAAATGGAATATCGGGGGAAGTATTCATTACTGCGTCCGAATAAAGTATATAAAATAATACATTTAAATAACATAAACCGTCGCAGAGAGACAGATAGATACGCCCATCATTCATTCGCAATGTTCTTCAACTTTCCATTCCACGGCGCAGGCGCAGGCCCCGGACCGAATATCTTCTTCGAAACCGGCGGCGGCGGCGAAGACGATTTCCCCTTTATGAATACAAACGACATTGATAAAGATAAGGACTATTACAAAATCCTCGGAGTTGACGAGAAATCCAGCGATGACGAAATCAAGAAGGCGTATCGCCGTATGTCGATGCTTCACCATCCCGACAAAAATGGCAATACCGACGAAAGCAAACAAATGTTCCAGGAGTTGAATAATGCGTATGCTGCGCTTTCTGACGCCAATAAACGGCGAACCTATGATATGATGCGCAAAGGGGGTGGCTGTGGCGGCGGCGGTGGCGGATTCCACCATTTCGGCGGCGGCGGCGGCGTCCCACCAGGCTTCCCACCAGGAATCCCCGAAGAGTTACTTCATATGTTATTCGGCGCGGGAGGAGTACACAACGTCCACGGACACGGCCCAGGCCCGAGAGTCGTTTTTCAGTCATTTAATGGGCGCCCGCAGCACCAGCCACAACAGCAACAACAGCACCAGCCACACGTCCGCGTCTACCAGGTCCCCGAGACCATCATCAAAACAGTATCACTGACTCTCGAACAATGCTTCAACGGGTGTTCGATTCCACTGGAAATAGACCGCCAGGTTCCAGACAACGACATCATCAAGATTGAACGCGAGACCATTCACGCGCAAATCCCGAAGGGTATATTGGGAGGGGACACCATTATCTTAACAGAATGCGGGCATATGAATGAAGCGGGAATGAAAGGCGATGTCCGCATTGTCATCAATGTGCTTCAACATCAGGTATTCAAGGTGGAAAACATCGACCTCACGATTGAAAAGACGGTGTCTCTTAAGTCGGCGCTTTGCGGATTCGATTTTGAAATAACTCATCTAAATGGCCGGATTTTCAAACTCGCAAATAAACCCGGGAGCATCATTAAACCGGGTAGTATTAAAACAATACCTGGTTTGGGGTTGGAAAAGAACGGCGAAACAGGCGTCCTTAAAATCAAATTCAATGTAGAGTTTCCAGATACACTTACGACAGAGCAAATCGCGGCGCTTCATAATGGACTGTGAAGCGAAGCGAAACCGAAGCGAAGCGAAGCCTAAATCTCAATATAATCCACCGTTGAATAATCCGAATACAATGTATACGGATAAACGGACACTCCGGTTTTACGCCCAACGAGACGAATACGGATTCCATAGGCCAACACGGTCGATTTACACACGACAATGATTCGCTGTTCTGTTCCCGGGACTGCCGACGAAGTCTCTATTTTACCACCCACCAATATTGACGTGTTATCGACAATATTTGCGATTCCATTACCCGCATCAAATACATTATACCAGACGGCGCCGAAACTACCGACGGGTGTATAGGATATTTCACACTCATATTTATCCGCATTCCCGTTATAACTCGGAAGAACAAAGAGAACTGTAAGTCCATTCAATGGGCCACTCGCGGTACTTGTGCGGTCCGCAAAACGCAACACTGGCGTACTCGGTTTATACGGATAGATTGACGGATATACTGTATTTTCCGAACTTTCAGGGACCGCGATATTGTTAATGACAGACATATGTGTCCACTCCGAAAACGCACGCTGCGCGTTATATTCATTGATAATCATCAAACGCACACGAAACTGATAATTATTCTCATTGACAAGTCCAGAGACCGTATACACGGTTTCATACCCGGCGACACCCCCATTTTCGCGTGTAGGAATATCATTTTCTGAAGCATCCACGACCCACGGCGCCGTCGGCAAGACGGATATATTACGACGCTCAACTGTGTAATAACGATAACGATAATAGCTGGATGTTATATCGGTTATGTAAGCATTCGGGTCGTTGTTTATGTTTGGCAGAAACCATTTCAAATCGATATAACCGTTACCCCCCCTTGCGGAAAGCGTCAACGGGGAGAGCGGGGTTCTAAACGGTATAATGAATGTGTCGTCCGCGAACATATTTCGCGAGTCTGCGACGAGTGAAATGGGTCTATTACTTACTTCCACAATTTGAACGGGGGCTACAGATATGGTATATCCGCGCCCCGATTTCAAATATAACTGAGCGTTGCCCGACGCGATATCCGCCGGAAGGTCAGAGGGTATGGTATACGAAACAACGCCAAGCACCGGTGTTAAATTCTTCACCAAAATAGAACTCGACACTCCATCAATTGTTTTCAATGGATATTCTGGTGGAAAATTCGAATTTTGATATGTTCGCGGTATTTGGATATTGATATAATAATCGGACGGCGGTGAATATTTCCATTGAAGACGCACTTTTCCGCCCAGAGTGGTAGATATGAGCGAATAACTCATATCCGTAATGGGGTCCGAATTCGTTATTCCGATACGCAGTTCTACTATATTATTATTAGAAGGGTCCGGAAAATAGTCGTTGATATTAAACGGCGTAATCGTGAAACGGTATTTTTGACCGTTTACAATCGGCGAATTTACATTGCTCTGTAATTTCAACGTAAAACGCGTATTGATTGCGGCACCTGTCCGAACAGGGGCGACACCATTAATAACAATCGGCCCAGAATACAATATGAATTTGTTTGCGCTGGCCGAAATATAGGTGATTTGGTATACAATTCGTAGCTTATAACGCCGGGAATTATTAGACGCGTCAATCGACGGAAGTGTCGGAATATATATTTTGGGAATGGATAACACCGAACTGTCCGAGATGATATTTCCGTTGGTATAGTCAATATATTTGTATGCGCCAGTTACCGAGTCCAGGTCTAGTTTCGGTCGCGTCACCGTATATGTTACCCCCGTCGTCGCATCGCCAGGAATATAAAAAATATTACTGATATCCTGTGTGACACTACCATCACCAGTTACGGCTTTTAAATGCCCGGTGACCGACATACGAAATGATACGGTTGTCGTGTCATTTAACCATTGAGCGCCGGTTGGGTCATCAAAATAATACCACTTCAACTGTATATTCGAAATATCAAAGACATTTTGTGTTATTTCCGCACTAATAAAAGTGAACGACTGTGACTCATAGGATAATCGCACATTACGGTTTGGAATCACAGACGGACTTAAATTATAATCACTGTCGTCAATCGTAATCGGCGTAGGCGGAATGATGTACTTCGTCAACAATGAACGCAAATTGGACAACTCGGTCTGTTGTGAAGTAGTCAGAGACGCGAATTTTTTGTATCCCGCATATACGCTACGAAAATCGTCGAAAGGGTAGGACGGGCGTTTATTCTGTAACGGCTCATCCGTATCTATTTTATATCGCCGTTTGTTTGAATATTTTTTAACAATGGCGCCACCAACCCCAGCCGTTTCAGTAACCTCTTCGTAGTCAATAACGTAGTTCAAGATTGGCGAACCGGCGTCATCTTTCGGTATTTTCCACGTAAGATAGACCAATCTGTCGCCAACAATCGGATTACCTACAAATTCAATAGGTGCTTTAGCGGGCTTGGCGAACGGAATACCTGGTAACACTGTTGAAAACGCGGAATACCCGAGTTCATTCACACTTGCTAGGCGAAAATAATACTTGTATCCGTTGATAAGTGGACCTGATACTCCAACAGGAATACCCGTCTGTTGTGTAAATGCCGCAGCAAGTGCGGTAGATTTATATGTATAATTACTGATGAGACGACTATATATGTTACTAGTAATATCACCTATTATACCAACAGAAACGGGATTAATTATCTCTTGAAACGAATTGAATGTTATTGTATTATGCGAAATATCGGGTGTATAGTCCAAAATATTCAGCCACCTCCCGGAAATATCAATATCAATTTGAATGACGAAATACTGGATTTCATACCCACTAAACGCCGGTTTAACCCATAAAGCATTAACCTGATTTGACGTGCTTTCGGATTCAATCGTCAATGTATCTTTGCCGTCAATATTCACGGTATTCGCAATCGTGTTTGGAACCGACCCACATCGTCGCGTGAATAACTCGGAAAAAGAGGTTGTGCCAACAATATTATTTGACGCGATTTTATATGAATAAAACACCCCATTTGTCAAATTGTAAAACCGAAAAAAGGGGGGTATATTTGTATAAGGGTCGCCGATACTGTATAGCGTATTCGTCATACTTGTCAGGTTGTTGGACGAAGCGAGTGATGGGTCTGGGCCGGCGAATCGGTATTCTTGACGAGGTGTCATTGTTTGCGTCAACATTTTCACCCGAAATGCGTCGGCTGCCGCAGTCAAACCCGATGTAATCGAGCGGAAATACGCATTATAGCTCGGGTCGGTAATTGTGAGTTGGAATAGAAAAACGAATTGTGTGTGTGATGTGTCCTGTGCTTCTGAAAACGCGGGAAACCCAGACGCACCGGATATATCAAATGTCCGCGTGGCCGCCGCCGCCGACGCCGCCGCCGACGCTAATTGCGAATAGGTCGCGACGTCATTTAACGAAACGTCGAAAAGCTGGCGTGTATTATATCGCGCGTCGCCGACGTTTGTCAAAAAACCGGAAACATCGCTCGTGTTATACTCTTCCACGGTGATTGCGGCCAAGTTTCGCGCATAAGGGCGTGAATATCCGCGAATCCTCAGTGTATATGGAATACTCAAGTTTGTAATGAGGCCCCCGCTCACTGGCAAATACGATATATCCGTCTCTAGTCGGGTAAGATTCGCCGCGTAGTTCAACGAAAACGTTAACGTGGCCTCATTGAAATCTGTAAGCGACCGCGTCATTTTCGGCATATGATACAAGATTCCTCCGGCCGCGAGGGGTCCAGACGCATTCACAGTTGATACACCGAATCCCGCCCCGACCGTCGAACTCCCCAATCCAAATCCTAGTGTTGTGAAATCTCTCGTGATTGGAAACCGGAAAGGCGCGATACGCACACTCTTCACAATAATACTATATTCTCGTAATGAATCTGGCGCATCCGCAGGTGAATACGATACACTCGATAATTGTACGCTGCCAGATACAATATCAGTAGGTTTCAGGTATTTCAATGTTCTCTCAGCAGTCGTATCAAACGCGATATTAAAAATGTCGGTCATCGTTTTGCCATTATTTTGCGGTCGAGGGCCGAGACAATTTGTAGCGGAGTCATAGATACGCGTGTTACTCAATATAAAATTAACACGCCCATCGCCAATGACGGTGCTTGATTCCTTCCACAACGATAATGTCATCGTGGTAGAGGCAACCGAGTTCGGTTTAAGTTCCGCAATAGGCCGGTCATTATGGTATTCCCAGTTGATTTCGATTTCACCATAATAACCAAGGTCGATGTAATTTTTATTCGTAAATAGAAGTGAGGTATTGATATTAAATTGTGTGGTTGAATTTACGTCAATACCGGTTGGGCTACCCCCTGCTGCGAGGATTTGCGCGGAATACGGCGTTGGTAAAGCGTAAGAATAATAGGACGCGTTTGTTGGAGTAACAGTAGTAACCATCGTAGATACGGCCGGCGCGGGGACGACCTGGGTCGCGCGTTCTTCCACGTAAAAGAAATAATTCTTAATCGTTGCGCCATTTTGGATGGGTATATTCCACGATAAATCAATCTGATTCTGGACTCCGACACGAACGATACTCGTGAGTATATCGAATTCCGCAATAATGCTCCCACTCGTATAGTTTGTCGCCGGAAACTGTATTGCTTCAATTCGCGCGCGTCCAACGCGTAATATTGTCGCAATAAGGCCCGACACAGATACGACCTCGGTCGTTAGACTTCGAAATGTAAATAGACCTGGACTATTGGATGTTGGTGCGAACAATCCAAAGGATATGTCCTCATACTGTTTGGGCGCAATCGTGAAACCGGATAGGGTGGGTGTGGCGATATTAACCGTGAAATTCGCCGAGATATCAGCGAATGAATATCCGGGTGTGGCGGCCTGTCTCGCCCTTATCACAGTTTGTCCGGCGCTAATAATGGTTACGGTTTGCCCCGATATATCTGCTACCGCCGTATTACTGGATGTAAATGTAAAAGTAGCGGCCGAATCGGTGTTTGTTGACACGGGATTCGTTAAAACAAATGGCGCGGACCCGAATGCGCGCGGAGCGACATTGAAATTTGTAAGTATAGGTGTGATGGTTGTCATCTATACATACTAAAAATATTGTAATACGCTCGCCCGCTACGCTCCCCCCGCCGTCCGCACTTCCGGTGTCACGCCAGGAATTGTCCGCGGGCGCACAACGCGTGGTATTGAACGCCCCTCATAAATATCCGTAAATACCAAATCCTCGTGTAAATCTACTCTATCGGTTACATTCGTATAACCTACCGAATTTTCAGCATAAATCGTCATTTCGTAACTATTATTGCTGGTATCTACACGTGATGGAACATTATTGTTCAAACCGGTGACAGATACTATAAACGACACAGCACTAGTGCCGTCGTTAAATGCGACGCTATTCGCATATTCAAATGTCTGGCGTGAATACTCTGAACCCGACAAAGCAATACGATAATCCACGAGATAGCGTATAATCCCTTCTGTATTACGGACATCCGTGCTGGTCCATTTTATTGTGATGGAACCGTCACCATTGATGTATTCAACATTTGCCATTCGCACGGGAACCTTACCGATAATAACCGGCCGAGGTAAATACGGGCTATTATCCCCGATAACAATCATCAACCCAACTAATTTACGCCTCAAACGGTCCTGGGTAACTGCGGCCACTCGAAATACATATGGCCGATTATTAATAAGGTTGCGAATGGTAAACGACAAATTCGTTGAGTTTGTATATGTATCAACCACTGTTGTTGTGAGACTCGCCCATAGCCGGTCATCTACTAAAATCGAATTCATATCTTGGATGGTCGTCGAAACCGTGTTGGTGTCGGAAAACACGCCGACGATATTATTGGGCGGAATCGCGGGAATCGAGAAAATATCATACACTCGATATTCGATATAATATTGGATGATGGGTGTATCTTCGTCGGGTTCATTGGGTTCATTCCAAGAAAGGTTTATCTCTCCGCTATCAACGGCGGAAATAACCCCCCATACGATATCAGACTGACGTGTCGGAACCGCAGTGACGCTTGTAAAAAGGGTAGAAAGCCCAAATCCATTTCGTGAAAATATTCGATAATAATATTCAATGCCATTGACGCGAATGTCAAATTGGTCTTCATAAAAAGGGCCCGCGACATTTTCAAATATGGCATTCGGAGTGGGCGAAATCGTGAAAATCCCGCCGCCCCGTGATACAGTGTATCTCTCGATTCGATAATCTAAAATTGGCAGACCGCCCGTTTCATCTAAACTAGGGGATTTACCTGATTCAGCCCAATTGAAATAGAGGCGGACAAGACGGTCGTCGGTTGATGCGCGGAATATAGGCGGCGGTGGAGGAAACTTTCCTGGCACTCCGGATATCAATGCGAGGTTTGTGTCGGTGACTTGCGTGTATTCGCTCGTATCGCCCGAAGCGTCCACCACGCAATACCGGACATAATATCGACGTCCATTGACGACATTACGACTGATATCAATGGAGTATTCAAAATTCGCACCCCCCGCGTCGTATGCGCGGGTATATTCCGGAAATTTCGCAGTATTGGGCCCGCCTCCCACCACTGGCGGATAATACCAGTAATCTTTATCATCGGTATACTGAATACGATAGGACCATCCCGCGTATGAGCCCGCGCCGGTTCCCGTGGCGCCGACGTATTGCTTCCATCGAAACCGAAAGGATGAATCGCTTACATCAACGGCGACAGCATCCGCATTCGCCGGGATACTATATGATGGTGCGGTGAAACGAGGAATCGCGGGTGGGCCGAGTGAGTCCGCAATGGAATATAACTGAACGACGAACGATATATCGGGTGCGGCAGAAATACCGTATATATTGGTTGTGAATACTTGAAAACGATACTCTCCACTTGTAAACCCACTGCCGCCGGTAGTAGGTATCACGATTTCCTTCCGTATATAATTCCCCTTAACACCGGTTGTTTTGATGGCGGTATTACCGGAAGCGTCTTTCATAATCTGGGTATTTTGGACGCTGTCAGTAACGACGTATGAAATATCCACTCCGCCTCCGGCGGTTATACGCGCGTATTTTATCGTAAACACAAGCGGCGATGCGCCATTTTGGATAAGAGGCGGCGTGAATTCTAATCCGACTTTTTGAGGGTCCGAAACCGTAATACCAGACCCCGCAGTCGTAGAATGATACGCACGACGCACGAGTTGGACCGGTGACGGAGGTGCGCCGGGTGCTACAGTTACGGTCGGCGAGTGCGGGCTTTCGCCGAAACGGTTCTTTGCGACAACCCAAAAATCGTATAAACTGCCATTGGAAAGACCGGTGACAATAAGGGTAGGGAAAAAGGTCGACAATTCGGCGATGGTTTGGGTGAGAGGCGCACCCGACAATTTATAACGAACCAGATAGGAATCAACGAGGATATTTTCGGTATTCGGTGGTGGGGACCATTCAAGACGGACGGAACTGTTTAATGGGGTAAATATAACTCCGGTAATACGCCCAGGCGCACCTAATGTGGTGTATAAGGGGGTACAGTCGCTTAAATAGATGATGGATGATGACATTGCTGGGGACCTGATTCTCTTTAAGTTCTTTTCGGGGGGCGGCGGCGGACCTGATTCTCTTTAAGTTCTTTTCGCGCGGCCGTGAAAATATGTATTCTCTTTAAGTAGCGATTCCGCTGCCTTTATATAGTTCCGGTATTCTTATAATATTAAACCGATTATAAGAATTACATCGCTCCGCCCATAGCACCGCGTCGTTTGGGGGCGCAACCCCAGTTAATTAATCCTCCTTGTGCTAATATCCGCTGAAACAATATAGATCGAGTTCGCGGTGACAATGATGTACTCGGTATCCACCTTGAAAATCTTCGCGATAGGACTGGTGTATTCATCCTCGCTCTTGACAAGAAGCTTCTCGTTGTTAGACCGAACGCCGATGAGGCACGATTTATCCAATGAACTGGTCCAATAATCCAAAACAATGGGTTTGTCCTCTAAAATAGCCACCTTGGTGGCGTGCTGAAAGCACGCGTAGGTTGGAATGCGACTAATCTGTTGCTGTGATTGTCCATCGCTTACAGTCGCATTTGCGACCACGGCAGTGGAACCACCTCCATTTTGAGCGGATGACATAATATCAAAAAAGTATCTTATATAGACTACTCAATTTTTAAATCTTTATATTCTTTACGAACGAACACAAACGCCTAAATCATTCATTCATCCATTTCTTCATTGTACATCCGAATATCTGTTATAACCATCTTCTTTTTCCTACTATTCCTAATTCCGCCCGTGCCGTCTTCCGCAGCTGAAGGAATCAGCCCCATTTGTATAACGGAATATTCGTTCTCCAATATCAAGCAAATATACCGATAAATCACGTTGAGTATTTCTTCATTACATTTCCCTACAATCAAAATGCTGCCAGTTCTAAATATCATAAACGATACTTCGTAATATGGCATATCCATCGAGACTGGCTGTTGCCCGTTTTGTTCACCGTGGCTCTTGCCAGGAATATAGTAAAACTTGCTCTGGATACCTGGGTACGAGCATGAATCGTAATTACAATTCATCCTGTATTTGTATTTGAGAAGGTTGAATAGCTTGTCGCGGTCGATATAATATCCGCAATTGAAGTTGGAGTTGATGAGCGCGGTTTCGCATCGGTTTCTCAAGTAATCCAAGTCGTCGCCTAACAATGGTCGTAATACCGCGACGAGAAGCTGTAAGACCTGAACGAGTGTCCGGTCTTCCTGAATCCCCGGAATCTCCAGTTTTCCGGTATTAAACACCTTGACGTGCATTTCCTTGTATAAGATGTCGTCTTCGGGTGCGCGTTCTTCCGTCGGCGCGATTCCCGCGTTGATGCGCAGGATAAGGACGAAACAGTTGAAGAATGCGCGTTTTTTCTTATGATTTCCGCCGTTGAGGTCTTTCTTACATTGCCCGATACTCACCTTCCGCTGGTCCTTGTACGGAATACGCCCCGTTGGATTATCGATATGTTCTATAACGAATTCTTCATAATAACGCGGCTGTTGTTCGAGTTTCTCCTTGATGGACGCAACCGCAGAGGGGTCGGTGGTCTGGAATTTGATTTGTTTTTTGATAACGCATTCGCGTCTTTTATAATAATGATGGACAGGGATTTTCCAAAATATATCATAGATATTCACGGGTCGGGACAAATACGCAATCTTCGTCTTGGTGGAAATATAAATCGGTGTGAAACGTGACCGTATATCATCAGTAGCGGTGGCAGCAGTGGCGGCAGCAGCGGGAGCGGCGTCCGCAGTGGCGGCGGCAGCGGCGATGGCGTCGTCATCATCTATAAACGTATATGTTCTTCGTTGTGTCTTTTTTGAAATACACGATTTTCGATGTTTTACACCGGGACCATCGGAAACAGTCGCATTTTTATGTGTACGCGGTGTCATCATCGCCGCGTTATTGTGTTTATCCGCATCATCACTGTCATCACCGTCGCCACTATCATTCTCCGCATCCACGGTATCGCAGTTTTGATGCCTCGTTATACGAGACATAAATTTCATCCATTCGGCGTCTATTTCCGGTTCGGGCGCAGCATTTATTTTCGACATTTGCGTTCTATAGGATTGGCATAAAAAGATACAATTCATTTCAATTTATACAGGATATTGCGAGTATCAAATACTTTGCTGTTTCTTGATTTTGATTATCCGTTTTTTCGGCGCGGCGGGCGCGGCGGGCGCGGCGGGCGCGGTCCAATACGCGCGAAATTTCAATATAAAATAATGGATAATATACTCATTACGAATGTGGTTGAGGTGAATAATATGCTCTATACTATTCAATAATTCCGCCGTAACCATCTCCGATGAACGATAACGCACAATATAATAGAGGAACTGTTTAATAATGGTGCGCGGGTCAATATAATACCGCGCGCCAATCTCTCGAAAGTATAATGTAATCGCTGGAATATCGCACGCCGGGTCGCGGAACAAATCCACCATTTTGTCCCAGACCGCGTTTGTAATCACGTGTAGCTCTTGAAGATTATCCTGGTTGGTCTGGATATAATTAATCATACTCCGAATATCCGAGTGAAACTGGCGCTGAATCGCCACCAAATTCGTGTCCGATAAGTTGAGGCCCTCATTGTCGCGGATTTTACGCAGGAAGGCCAATATATCCGATTCGGGCAATTGATTGAAACGCATCCGCACAAATTCGGTTTGAAGCGACTCGTCAATCCGCGATACATAATTACATATCAAGCAGAATCGGACGTTATTATCGGTATAACTCGTGAGAAGATAACGCAGCGCAATCTGTGCGTTGGTTGTCATATAATCCACCTCATCTAAAATAACGAACTTTATTCCATTGCCGAACATTGATTTCGTGCTTACAAAACTGTTGATTTGATTCCTGATAATGTCTATTCCGCGCTCATCCGATGCGTTCAAATGAATCATAAGTCCGCGGTTTCGCATATTCAGTTTGGACTGGTAGGCGTTGACGAGATTAATAATGGTGGTGGTTTTTCCCGTGCCGGGGGGGCCGTAAAATAAGAGATTCGGGAAATAGTTCGTTTCTAGAATATTGGATAAAATAGTGCGATTCATCGGGTCCAATACAATTTCATCAAAGCACGAAGGCCGATACTTTTCTACCCACGGCATTGCGTCATTTGTCGTCGTCATTATTGTCAGTGTAGTGTAGTGTACTATGATAAATAATACAATCGTCGGATATATACCTAGAATGAATTATATTTATGTCAATATGGAATGGAATGAAATGAAATGGAATGGAATGAAATGAAATGAAATGGAATGGAATGCGCGAACGGTAGTGTCGCGGAATGGAATTCTATTCCCGAAAGAATTGAATGCGATTTTTTGCGTAATTATGAAGATAAACAAGTATCAACATAATAATAGAAGCCCAATGACTACCACTACTCACGGTTATCTTGAACTGATTCTCGGTTCTATGTTTTCGGGAAAAACGTCCTACTTGTTGGATGTATACAAGAAGTGCGTCTTCTGTAATATTCCCGTCGCGGTCATCAACTACACCGCCGACAACCGTTATACGACCGAACCAATGCTTTCCACACACGACAAACAGATGATTCCGTGTATTTTAGCGAACACAATCCAAGACGCAATTCAGAATAATTTAGAGTCAATTCGCAGCGCAGAAACAATTCTCATCAATGAAGGTCAGTTCTTCCCGGATATTGAAGACCAGGTCAAACAACTCGTAGAGCATTCAAACAAGCGCGTTTATATTTGCGGATTGGACGGCGATTTCAACCGGAAACCTATCGGGAACTTGCTACAGCTCGTACCGTTTAGCGACCATATTACCAAACTGAAATCCCTTTGTAGTTTATGTCGTGACGGAACCCCAGGCGTGTTCAGTTTTCGTATCACAAATGAAACAGACCAGGTCATCATCGGTTCGTCGAATTACATTCCATTGTGTCGCGAATGTTATCAAGAGGAGACGAGGAAGAAGGGCGGCGGCGCTACACACGCGTAATATAATACTATGCGATGCTCTTTAAGTCCTTTTCCCATCATAATACGGCGCGGCAAAAGGGTATAAACATAAAAATAGAATAAGCGATATACTCGCTAGTCGCTGTCACGATGCCTACATTTTCTTTTCCGTCCGCGCCCGCCGCCGCCGCTGCCGCCGCTGTCGATACTACAGAGTCATTGCCTACTAAAAAGCCCCGAGACCGTAAAAAAAAGCCCGCACCCGCGCCCGCGCCCGCACCCGAGAAGGAGCTACCAGCGGCGGAACCGGCGGAACTGGCGGAAGAGGAGGAAGAGGAGGAACAGGAGGAACCGGATGAAGTAGAAGAGACATACGAACCCACGTTTCCAGATATGGTTATTATAAAGCAAACCGACCACAATTATATTGTAAAGCATAATCACTATCCGATTACATCATCGTCTCAAAGTTATACCCCGGCTACAGACCTTGTATCGCCGAACCAAATCCATAAAGGGCAAATCAATAAAAAACGTGGTCGCAAACCGAAGGCCGGATTTATACTGAATTCAAATTCTGGGTTATATGACACAACTGAAGTCCCTAATATTATTTTACATTTGAAGTGTCATTTGTCAGACCTGAAAACAAACGAATCCATCTCAAACTATGAATATACTCCGGCAATTGGTGAGGTAGAATCGTATACACTAACAACGTCAAATTATCTTCAATCGAGTGATATATGTCAACCAAAGAATAGGATTGACTCTGATGATGACGACGACGACGCCTCCGACGCCGCCGCCGACGCCGCCGACGACGATTGTGTAAATGACAATCTTAATAATATGTATGCGGATGGCAGAGTAGATAGCGGCGCGGCAAATGTCACCGTCATCGGCGCCATAGTAGACACCGCCGGCACAGTAGACGCATGCGGCACCGGCACCCGCGACATCGGGCGTGTAAAACCCAAGTCGTCGGCGTCGGCGTCGGCGTCCGCCACAAACACTGCTATGAAAAGAGTTGCCGTAAACGATTCCGCAATCCAAGTTCTCAACGAGCGAGCCCAGAAGGAAATTATGAAGAAGATAAATCGTTTGAAGTATTCGTTTCATAATGGCGAGACCATCCAAACGAAAATCAACGACAAATCCGCGTGTTTCTGGGATACGTGTGAATTTGACGGACCGATTTATTATATACCCATTATGATTGTAAATGGAGTTTTCCACGTAAACGGTTGTTATTGTTCGCCGGAATGCGCGGTGGCTGCCTTGTTAAAAGAACCGCTTGATACATCGAGTAAATTCGAACGGTTACACCTGCTTCATTTATTATATGGAACACCTAGCGGGAAAGGGTTCAAACCCGCGCCAAACCCGAACTATTTACTGGATAAATATTACGGAAATTTGACGATTCAAGAATATCGCGCATTACTGAAAGGACCGCAGATGATTCATATCGTGAATAAACCCCTGACGCATATCCTGCCGGAATTATACGAGGATAATAATGATTTTTTGGTGAATAGCAAGGTGATTCCGACCAATAGCCTGAAAATGAAAAAGAGGTATAAGACGATGGTGGTCCAAGGGGGGGCGGAATGAGCGAAGCGGAGCCGGAGCCGAATCCGGATAATATTTTATACGTATAACATAATATACGTATAATACAATGTCAACGGAAGAAGAATCCTCGATTGTCCTCTATGTCAAAAAAACCAAAAACGCGACCTATCCTACGAAATATGGAGTGAAATTTCAATGCGTTGAACTGATACGCCGATTCTTTTCCATCCATAAAGGCATCACATTCCCGGATGTTGTAGATGCGACCGACTTCTTCAAACGTATCACCGCATTTACAACGATAAAGGGCGCGGAAACGTCTGTGGAATTAGAAACATTTGCGTATCCCTATTCGCACCAGGCGTCCTATTATTTGCGCCCCGGGAGCATTTTATTCTGGAAATATAGAAAACCGGATTACATCTACGGTCACGTCGCTTTTATTTGGAAAAATGTGCCAGAGAGGAATGAAACCTATGTCGTTCAACAAAATCTGAACCCGCCTATCAAGATATACAAAACCGATGTACTGTTTTCCAAAATGAACTCTCCTGGGAGTAAGTTTGCGGGTGTGAAAATACTCCCGAAACAGTACCTGACGGGTATTCAGAATTTAGAATGCGCGGTCCATCGGTTATAATTTAGAATCCGGTGCGCCTGCGCCTGCGCCTGCGGCCGCTCTCTTTTTCTCAAGAACCTCATTGTATATCCTCTCCATTTCCTTACGCCGATAATACATTTCCGACGATTTATCCATAAAATTCCGGATTTCTGAAAACCGAAGTTGGTTCGTGGACGACGCCGCTGTCGCTGTCGCTGTCGCCGCTCCCGCTGCGTCGCTCACGGCGCAGTCTTTAACCTCGGAGTCACCGCCGCGCATATAGTCGCGAATTACACGTTTCAGGTCATAATTGGTGCGTTCTAATTCCGTGACGACACGTTCGTGTGACATATCGGTTTGTGACATAATAATCTTTACCATCGTATCTAATACGGCGGGGGAGGGCGCGGGCGCATATACGGTAGGCACAGACGTGGACATTCTCAATACACTAATACAACCGCGCAACTTTATATACCTTTCGAGAAAGGTATTATTCCTTTCGAGAAAGGTATTATTCCTTTCGAGAAAGGTATTATTCCTTTCGAGAAAGGTATTATTCCTTTCATTGAACCCCGTGAAAATTAGAATTTGAACCCTGTGAAAATTGAAATAAATACATTACAATATAAAGAATACAGCACATTCTACACATAATGTCTGGAACTTCATCATCACCGTCGTCGTCGTCATCGTCATCCTCGTCCAAAATGACGATTGATATCCGCCCGATGATTGAGGATGTATCCCAAGTGATGACAAAACATATTACAAATATACTGTCCGGAGTTATTGGAGAGTACAATATTTATAAAGAGACGCACGACACGATAATGGGGTTGCCGTGTGTTCGCAAACTACAAGAACGCATCGCGGAATTAGAGGATGGAACGTGTTCCTCCACCACACAGCGCGATACCGGTACAAATTCGCGTGAAGATGAAATATCGCAATTACAGGGCGCGATTGTGGACTTGAACCGGTATATTCACGCGCTTGAATCGAAGGTCGATATGAAATCGGTTTCACGTGACATTACAGACGAAGAATCCGTGAAACTTGAAATCCACGAAGAAGAAGATGACGAAAATGAATCAGACGAAGACGCGGTGGATGTGTGTGTTGTTTCTTCCACACACAAGAATGTAATCATAACCGCCGCAGCTGTCGCCGCTGCCATTTCGCTTCCTGTCGACGAGGACGCGGATGCCGAAGGCGATGAAGCCGACGCCGAAGACGAGGAAGACGAAGCCGAAGAAGCGGAGGCGGATGCCGAAGCCGAGGAGGCCGAAGGCGAGGAAGCGGAGGCCGAAGCCGAAGACGAGGAGGCGGCGGATGCCGAAGCCGAGGAAGCGGAGGCGGATGCCGAAGCCGAGGAAGCGGAGGCGGATGCCGAAGACGAGGACGAGGAGGCGGATGCCGAAGCCGAGGAAGCGGAGGCGGATGCCGAAGCAGAAGACGCGGATGCCGAAGACGAGGACGAGGAGGCCGAGGCGGAAGACGAGGAGGCCGAAGACGAGGACGAGGAAGCCGAAGCCGAGGAAGCCGAGATTGAAGTGTCAGAAGTGAAAATCAAAGGAAAGACCTACTTCACGACTGACGCGGTAAATGGTATTATCTATGCGTGTGTTGATGAAGACGTCGGCGACGAAGTCGGTGTATTCAAAAATGGTGTAGCCGTTTTCAACAAGAGCAAGAAATAATATATATCTTCTGGGAGTAATATATACATTCCATTCCATTCATTCCATATGCTCGAAAAAATATGTTCACCCGCACTTCTTTATTTAGCCTTTTCAATGGTCCAAATCACTATTGATTTATTTCAAGGTGAATATGAGACATCCCTATTGAAATTCATTATTATGTTTATATTCACCGCCATATTAAATATTTTGTGTCTCAACGGATATACAAAACTGGTATGGTTTATCGTGATTATTCCTATTATTTTACTCACATACATCAGCAGTGTATTGTTTTATGTATTCGGAATCAACCCAGGGAAGACAAGTGTGCGCGTTCAAAAGCAGCAGCAGCAGCAGCAACAGCAACAGCAACCCGCTATTCCACCCCAATAACAACATAAAAGAATTTCGATATATGATATATACATAGAAATCCCACGCATTATGTTCTGTTTTCCGGAAGCAGACGAGACGTATATATCATATTTACAACCCGCGTCGCCGACGCCGACGCCTACCCCGCATACGATAAACGACTATATTCCAAAACCCATCGCACCTATGACCGACGCACAATTTTACTTTGCGCATTTCTCGATGTATATACTTTTTCCGTTGTTATATAGTATAATCGCCACTGGGAATTATAAAGCGGTAATGACGTTATGGAATTTCATCCAGTCGGGTATATTTGATATTGTCAGTGAAGTAAAGGACGTTTTGACTGATATCGTATATAGCGCATTGCGCGTATTCGGACAATACTCCTTTAGCACTTATACGGTAGTCAAAAATGGACGCGAGATTTATACAGCCTCGTCTATGTATTTCTTTTATCACACCGATGTGAACTCCGTATACAAGATTGACCGCGCCAAATACAATGTATGTAAATGGATTGACAAGCAATGCGCGTTATACAAACGACAGTATAACGGCGATGAAGCCGAACTCACCGATACACACAATGATATTTACGACTTCATTTTACACAAGGTAGATGATGAGCCCTATACACGTATTCATCGTGGCGATTTTTCGGCGCGGACGCATACATTGTCTATCAACCATTATCGCAAATTCGCGAAATCATATCAAATTGCCGATAAGGCGGAGATTACTGTTTGTCAGTCTGTAGCAGACGCCGATTGGCCCGCACCCGAGACATTTACAATCAATCTGAAAACACCGCACCATTTCTTCTTGGAGAAGAACGAGTTTCTCGACAAGTCATTTCTACAGTGGAAATTATACAATGAATGTGGGCGAAAGGATGTTGCCAGTTATATCGGAATGCCGTTTTCCAATTACAAGGTCACGATGTTTTATAGCGAATGTATGAAGGCGTCTCTTCCCAATGTGGTATTTCAGTTAAATGATAGCCATTCCGTTCTTATTGGAAGTCGGTATCTTGTAAAGGTAGACTCGGTTTTAAGGTGTCCTGTTTTGGAATCAGGCGAACATCCGGTGTTTGATATTGACACCACACTTTTCAGTTATTACTCGGATTCAGCGAGCGAAATCACGTCGGAGTCGTCTGATGCGGATTCGTCAGAGTCGTCGGAGTCTGATGCGGAGTCGGAGGCCAAGGACGCGGAGTCGGAGGCCGCGGAGGAGCCGAAAGTAGACGACCCTGAATTTGAAATCATTGAAGGCGAAACGCCAACGCAGTGAATAAAGAGTATAAAAAAAAATTGATAGTATAATATACGGTGTGTATTATCCCATCCACATCATTTACGGAAATTCTTCGTTCCTCATTATTCGTTCGACCTTATACTACAAACAATGACAACAATCGCCGAGTCTACTGTGGCTCCCGAAGCCGCGGCACCATTTCACAAATTGTCGCATCGCTGGACTCTATGGGCGCATCTCCCCCATGATACGAATTGGGCTGCGTCGAGTTATAAGAAAATCTACGAGTTTGACACCGCTGAACAAGCCATCGCTATATTCGAAGTCCTGCCACCCAAGCTCGTTATGAACTGTATGTTGTTTCTGATGCGGTCGGGTATCGTCCCGATGTGGGAAGACGCGCAAAACCGAAACGGCGGTTGCTTCTCGTATAAGGTCGCAAATAAAGAGGTAAATAGTGCGTGGAAACAATTGTCATATGTGACGGTTGGAGAGACGATTTCTACCAATATGAACGTGATTCCGATTGTGAACGGAATCACCATTTCACCGAAGAAGAATTTCTGTATTATCAAAATCTGGATGGCGAATTGTAATTTCCAAAATGCGGGGATTATCCGCGAATTGGAGGGAATTACGGCACACGGGTGCTTGTTTAAGAAGCATACGCCGGAGTACTAACCGCTCCCCCGCTCATCGCTCCGTCCGCTCGCTCCCCCGCTCATCGCTCCGCCCGCTACGCGGCTCTGCGATTCACTCCTCCGCTGCTTCGCCGCTCGAGTCGGGAGTGGAGGTGTGGTGGCGTAAGTGTAGTTACAAATAATAATGCGATTGATACACAATGCTTTATTATTTTTATTGTTATGATGCCGATTAGAGCGGCGAAGCAGCGGAGGAACGGAATCGCAGAGCCGCGCAGCGGGCGGAGCGATGGAGAGGGGGAGCGGGGGGAGCGGAAGCAGCGGAGGAGTGAATCGCGGCGGAACGAAGTGACGGAGCGATTCACGGGGGAGCGTTCACCCACCCGCGGTCCCGTATATAATTCGGCGCGCGACAATCCATTATATTCATACCATTCGAATCAGAAATATAGCACGTGCTTATTTTAGGTGGGTCACGAATTGCCTCTTGAAACAGATATATAACCTCCGGTTCACCATCAGGTAAATCAATACAAATATCGATGATAAAACCGCCGTCTTCTTGCGCGCCCGCCGCGTCCGGTTTCGTCTCAAAGACCAGATGATGGTTCTCTATTTTCATTTTGTATTTGTCACGATTCGCGAGAACCCATTTGTTTCGCGTATTTGGACTGATTGACACCGTATATCCCACAAAAAAATCTGGAAAATAATGAAGAGGAATGTTGTTGTCGTGGATGGAATGGACGTGTATCGGGATACGTATTTGACGCAGAGTGTAATGCGTATAAGGTTGAAGTGAACCAGGAATATCACTCGGCAGCCCTCCCGCCGCTAGTGCCGCTACTGCCGCAGCACGCACATTATACAATATAAAATGATACATATCCGTTGTAGGGCCGTTATCTATATTCAGATACGGTTTATTGTATAGAAATGAAACCAGGAATCCTAATAGGAGGGGACTTCTCGCCTGGGTATGGACCATAAATGCCTGAAATACGCTGGCGTTTCCCATACTTAAACACGAGTAGAATGTAGGCGCAGGCACGGAGGCGGACGCTGACGCTGACGCGGACGCAGTAATTTCCGATAACGACCGAAATGGAACCAAATCAATATCAGCATAGACTCCACCGTTGACATATAATTTACATAATCGCCACAAGTCAGCTTTATACATTCCACGAGGGATATGTAAGAAGAGCCGCGATAACGTTCGATTGAATTCTGTATCAATGAACTTAATACAATTCACATCCAAACTAAAATCAATTGTATAATCTGGATTTAGTTCGCGCCACCGATTCAACACAGTGGGCGGTAAAACCGAATGGTATGTCGTATATATTGTTTTATTCATTGTTTTATTCATTGTTTCTTCGATATTATCAGAGAAACATAAACATAATAATATATTCGTTTTATTTACTATTTATGAGCTCGGCAACGGCGACAAGCACAATTTAATCGTCCCCAGTGACGCAACATAATACTTCACCACCAGCGGCATATCATTATCCAGATACATCTCAATCTGATTACACAAGTTGGTACACTTGATGAAATATCCGAGGTTCTTTAGCGAGAACTCCCCTTGAATAATCTTCCCCGCGTCCTTCTTATGAAGAAACTCCATACTCCCGTCCGACTCCACGCGCCTCACCTCCGCCGTCGCGAACTGACCTGAGCACCGGAATATCAGCTCATTCCCCACCGATTTAATCTCCAGCTTCTCCGAAATACACGAGAGGTCGCGGATAATCTTCTGGAAATCGCATGATGGGAGGTTAATGACGCTAGAAAACGCGACCTGGGGCTCCACCAAGTCCTCGGGGTCGGGCTCGATAAGCCGGAGTTTCTGCGTCTTACACTGCTTGATATCGCCATTCTCGAATTTAAGACCCAGATACGAAACCACGCCATCATTGTAGTCCTTCTTCTCAATATAGATTGTAAGTGTGTCGTCATTGTCAATCGAATTAATGAGTTTAAACAGGTGGAACATATTCACGCCGATGATGATTTTGTCAAGCGCGCATTCATAGAGTTCAAAGTTCACGGCTTCCAGAAACATATGTGCCAACATCGTGTGCGATTTATCCATATTGATGATGCGAATCCCGTCCTTCTGAAACGTGATATTCGTCTCAATGAGGATTTCCTTTAGCGCGCACATCAGGGTTCGCACAGGGGCGATTTGGACGGTTTTAATGACGAGGACATTGTCGGAAGCGGAGGCGGAGCCGGAGCCGTAGGCATCTGAAGCGACGGCGGCGGCGCCTCCTCCTCCTCCGGATTGGGTTTGGGCGTGTGCGTTTGAATTACTCATAATCGTTATACATTCTGACGTAGAAATCTTTATATCTATTTATGCGTATAGTATAATGAAGATACGCTGAAAATACAAAATGATTCATACTCGTAAAAAAAGAACACGGATACGAACGCGAACGACGCATACGAGACGAAGAAGAGCGCACGAAAAGAAATCCGCCGACGCCGGCTGGATTCGCGTGAGTGTCCGCGGCGCCCCCTATGAACGCGGCATTTCCCACGGAAAGCAAATCCTCGCCGCCGACCCCACAATATTCACGCGGATGTTCTCCACGTATGATTTCCTCTTTCGGCAAGGATATGGACGCGATATTGAATTCTTCTACGGTCTCTGCGACGATTTCTACCTCCCCATCATCAAGCGCCGCTTCCCGAAGATATTCCGAGAGATGGAAGGGATTGCGGCAGGGGCCGGTCTAAATGTGCGCCAGGTCATCCTCGTGAACGTTTATATGTCGCTTCCCTACTTCTACGCGCACTTACTGCGGTATATTGATACGCCGAAATACCGCGGGAAGTATGCGGACGTCATCCGCGACGAACTCGCCATCGCCGCCAACCCCGCCGCCCTCTCCGCCCGCGCCGCGCGATTGGACGAATTCAAGGACCGGTGTTCGCTGATTATGGCCGTCGGCCCGGGGTGGACGAAAGACGGCGGGATTGTATGCGGGCACTCCTCCTTTAGCAATTTCCTGGACGCCCAGTTTTGTAATGTGATTTTACGAATTGAGCCGGAGGCGGGGGATGGGTGCGCAATGGTGATGCAGAGTATGCCTGGTGGTGTATGGAGTATGACCGACTTCTTCGTGACAGGCGCAGGAATCGTGGGCAGCGAGACGACCATTCGCGGATTCAATGCCTTCCGACTACGCGATCCTATTTGCTGCCGTATCCGCGAATGTATGCAATACGGGCGAACTTTAGAAGAATATGCCGAGAGATTACAGAAACGGAACTCGGGGGATTATGCGTGTTCGTGGATGTTCGGGGACGCGCGCGCGAATGGTGGTCGCGGCGGGCCGCGCATTATGCGTGTTGAACTCGGCCTGAATTATGTGAATGTGGAAACGACACGCGACGGGTTCTTCGCGGGGTTCAATTCAACCTATGACGAGAGAATCCGGAATATAGAATGCTCGGGCGCGTTGTCGTCCACCGCATCGACGGGCGCCTCGGGAACGGGGATGATTGACGGAGATGGGGGCAACGGGTTCCGCGACATCGCGTCCAGTATCGGGAACCGCCGGGTCCAATTGGAGAAACTGGCGGAGAAGTATCGCGGGCGGTTGGATACGGCGGTCGTGAAACGTATTCTCGCGGACCATTATGACAATTATTTAGGAAAAACGGCGCCGAATTCGCGGACGATTTGTAAACACGCCTACGTGGATGGAGGTGAAGGCAGCGGCTCTGGCTCCGCCTCCGCTCCATTCAAACCGGTGGGTGCCTATGACACGAAAGTGGCGGATAGCGCGTTCATTCGCCGGATGTCGTTTTTGGCGCATTGGGGGCCGCCGTGTGGGACGCCGTTTTCGGTGAAGGAACATATGAAGAAACACCCGGAGTGGAAAGACTGGGAGGAATATTTAGCGGATTTCCCTCGGAGGGGATGGGTGGAGGTGTGAAGGAGCGGATGGTATTGTATTATTTACACGGTTGAATATTTACATTTTTAAATATTTAAATCCACACAGCGGATATAAAGTTCAACAGAGATACCAGTAGCGAATTGAAATTAATCACCCTTTGGGCGCGGTTTTAAATATTCACTGTTATAATATATATTGATATTGTATAAATGAAAACTTTTTACGAATATTTTAAAGATATTGATAATCCGGGCGCCGCTGATATTATATTATCAAAACTAACACCCGAACAAAAAAAAAAAATTAATGAAGAATTAAATAAACATAAGACAGAGGCTGGTGATGGAAATTTTTCTCCTTTTCTAGATTATGTTTTGAGCGAAACAATGAATAAAGCCGGTTCCCGCCGCCGCCGCCCTTCGCGCAAATACAAGAAATCGGCCAAGCGCGTATTTAGGAAGAAATCGCGTTCCACTCGCAGGCGTTGAAAAAGGTGAAGAATTGATTCTCAATATTGGAAGAATAAAATATTGAGAATATGTATAAGAGACGATAAGAACGATGGCGGACGCAGGAGCATCAGCAGTAGCAGCAGCACCAGCACCAGAAGCAGATAAAGTAATAGAATCACCACCACCAGCAGCACCAGGAGCATCAGACGCGCCACCAGCAGCATCAGACGCGCCACCAGCAGCATCAGACGCGCCACCAGCAGCATCAGAAGTATCCGCCGACGTTCAACCGAGCGCGGCAGAACTGACAGCACAAAATCTTAAAAAGTCACTATCCCCCGAGGTTATCGAAGCACTGGTTAAAAAAGGAGCAGGCCGTCGTTCCAAGCGCCGCCGCCAAAAGAAGTCTGCCAAAAAAAGCAAGAAGGGCGGCCGTTCTCGCAAGAATTGCGGCTCCAAGAACCGTCGCAAGCATTCGCGCAGGCGCTAAATAGGTTATTCCATTATTTTTTCCGCAATCTAGCAAAAATAATGGGTTTGTTAACGCCGACGGGTGGTGCGGCGGGTGTGGCGGGTGGTGCGTTTGGTGGAAGGGCGGCGACGACGACGAGATTTACCGGTTCTGCCAAGTTTGGTTCGTATCAAACACGTAGAACCACCTTTGGATTTGGGTTTGGATTCGGGTTTGGATTCGGGTTTGTGTAAAGAACCCTTTACAGTTGATGCTAACTTGGCTTCTTGTTTGATAGGTGTTTGATTCATCTGTAATGATTCAAACCAACAATCATCATCATCGCCATTTTTATGAATAAACTGTAATCGGTGGTTTGGTTCATCGGGGCTCCGACATCTATCATTATAATAACACATTTCAGGTAATACCTTCCCATATCTAACACTATTAAATTTCGCAAAATCACGTGCGAAACTTTTTATTTTATTATCAATCTCGCTAATTATGTTAGATGTTCTTTTGTTTAATTGTATTATTTCAACAGTTTGCGTGGTTGCTTCAATCCGGTTCACTTGATCTTTAAAAGAACCGAATAGTCCCTGTAATGTATGGCTAATAAATGATAGAACTCCTGGGAATAAATTACCGTGTATAATATCTAACTTTACGAATATGCTTCTAACGTGAGAACATTTGTCTCTTGCGTAAAGTTGTGCGTAATTGGCGGGAAGAGTCAGGCTAATTGTTCTAATATTTTCATCGAGTTTAGATATAAGTGTTCTTGAAATATGACTCCATATACTTTGTATAAATTCCGGAGTAGTAAGTAGCACAACACGAAGGCCGGATAGACGTATTTGTTCTCCTCGTATATACTGATCGGTAAGCGCATATAATCTTGAATCGGTATTTATAATTAATGCGACAAGTTGTTCTATTTGTGCTTGATTTATAGTATTAGGTTGTGTTGTTATAATTGCTTCAAATATTACTCTAAACCGTTCGGATGCGGATAGTTGTTCATCCATTATAATAATTATCTGTAATACTCCTATAAACAATAATAAATGTTAAATACTATATAATAAATACATATTGATTAAATGATTCCATATACACAACTACCTGCCGCCGCCGCCGCATCCGCTTCCCCATCCCTCCCCGACACCATCGCCATTCTCTCGGAGATATGGAATACAAACGCGGCCATCCCCGGCAACGAGTATATCCTTGAACGAATCCACGCCTACGTAAAGACCCAACTCCCGCAATCCATCAAAAACTACCAGACCGCTCACGCTGAACGCGAAACCCGGAAGAAATCTCTCGCAGTCGTCGCGGATGAAATCACGGAGACCTTCCTAAACCGAACGAAATATTTCTATTGTCCAGCATCCGAATTGTATTTCACGTATAACAACCAGGTCCGGTATTCGTTGATACACGAGGATGAGATTCATCACCGCATTCTTACCGACATTACAGCAAGCACCACCAACGTAAATCCGAATAACTCGGTCACCGCGTGGAAATACAAAATCAAGAATCGTATTATCAAGAGTATCCAATCTCGCGATATTCTCTCATCCATCCCAGAATCACGAACCATCCAAAATGTCATCGGCTATATTCATCCAGCACTCTTCACTACACGTGACCACGCCAAGTATTTTCTAACAATACTCGGTGATGTTCTTCTTAAAAAGACCGCACCCCTCATCTATTTCGTCCCTATCAACGCAAAAGGGTTTATTAAAGACCTTGGTAGTGAATGTTATGGTCTATTCGGGTCGTTTGCTACTACATATACTACCGCGTTCAAGTTCAAATATTACGAGCATCAATATAAGGATTGCCGGATTGTTGACATTCGTGTTCCCTTTGTGACAACGGCGGTGCCGACATCGGCGACATCTTCACGAAACACCAGTATACGTCTCTCGCATATGCCCGATTTGAAATCCGCCGTCATTGACTTATTCTGTGTTGCCGCGCATTATTCGCACCGGTTCGGGAGTGCGGACGGGTTTTTAGAACATCATTGTAAGACGCCGGCGGTCGCATCTCACGCGCTGTATTTGCGCGACCGCACCGACCCTCAAATCATCAGCGAGTTTGTAGCATATGCGACGGAGCCCGCATCCGCCGACCACGAGATTTCAATGACGAATATGCTGTATCTGTGGAAGATGTATCTCTCGGAGTTTCGTTTACCGACGATGTTTTTTGCCGCGACATTACGTGCGAAGCTGGCAGACTACGCCTCGGTGGCCTCAGTGGCCTCAGTGGCCTCGGACGTCTTCCCCCATCGCACCAGTCGCTACCTCCCCGTCGTCAGCCAGTTTCGCCAGTTTTGGGGCGATCATTGTGTCGTAAATGATACAGAAATAGAGTTGGAAATTGATGAACTTTCAACACTATTCAAGGACTACGCCGTCGCGTCCGCTTCCGCTTCGGACACCACTCTTCTCGGTATACTCCGCCATTTTTACCCCGATGTCATTATTGAAGACGATAAGTATATCCTAAATGTGGGGTGCGCGCTGTGGAATAAAACCGCCGAAATCAACGAATACCTAGAACAATTCCGCGACCACTGTGTCGCCCTGAATCTCTCATTCCCTCAACCGTTATACAACGCATACGAGTATTATTGTGGGAAGTGCTATTTGGCAGCGAAGCGGCGCATTATCAGCAAGCGGTATTTTGAGAAGTATTTCGTGGAGGAATACGCCGAATACTTGGACGATAACGGGATGATTACGATAAAGTGGTGGGCGGTGGATGACACGGCGTCGCATTACGACGACGCAGAGGACGACGACGCCTTGTCATAAAAGTTATATAGAATCGCGTGCGTCTCCTTCTTCGCCTCGGGATGAAACATAAATCCGTAGACGCGCCCCTTTTCAAATTCAAACGCAGCCGCGTGGCGACGACCATCGCGGAACTCACTAAACCACGCAATCTCTCGGACACCTGCTTTCTTGGCGGCGGGCGTCATCACCGGGAGGTCGTGAAAGTAAACATACGCATCTACTTTTCGGGTGTTTTCTTTACAGTGAAATATCGGGTGACTTGATAGTTCCACTTTTACATCCTTATTCCAATAACTATTGTATGGAATAAGGTCACCTCCGTAATACGACATTAAAAATTGGCACCCGTTGCATATTCCTAATACTGGTAACTTTGGAAAATGGAAGAGATAATACAGTTCTAATTCTAGTGCGTCCTGTGATTCTTCAGGGTGAATACGATACACCGACCCGGGAATAATCAAACCGCATACATCTTTACGCTGAATCATCTCGGGATCACATTTCGCTACGATTTTATACGGTATTTTTCGTGTCTTGAATGTATCATATATGTGTGCCAGTTGGTTCACATTATTAGGTTTATTTCTCGTGATGATTAGTAACATCGCTCGCTCGGTTTCGCTCGGTTTCGCTCGGTTTCGCTCGGTTTCGCTCGGTTTCGCTCGGTTTCGCTACACTACACTACACTACACTATGCCCGGACAATTTTTCCGCCTTCAATGTATATTTTCTTATGAAACGACGCCGCGAATTCGGAGTCGTGGGTAACTACAATCATCGTGGTCTTTTTCGCCATTTCATCCATCATCTGGATGACATATTTCTTATGAAACGCGTCCACCGCAGCGGTCGGTTCATCCATAATCGTAATCGGTTTATTACTCAAGTAGCTCCGCAATAAGTAAATAATCTGGCGCTGGCCTCCACTCAATTTCTCGCCTCTTGCCCCCGCCATCGTATCCAGACCCTGCGGCAGTTTCTTAAACACGTTCATTATTTTCAGGCGGTCCAGGATTTTGACCACTTCTTCTTTCGGCGTATCTGTGGCGTAACATATATTATCCAGCACCGACCGATTGAATAGCACCACTTTTTGTGACACAATGGATAGATTACTTCGCAGGTATTCGCGGTTGATATTGCGACTATCTTCCCCGTCAAAGAGAATCTGCCCTTCGGTCGGCTTGAAAAACCCGGACAACAGTTTGATAATGGTCGATTTTCCGCTGCCGTTTGTTCCGATGATGGCGACACGGTCGCGCGGGTTGATTTTAAAAGAGACGTTGTCAAGGGTTTTTGGGTGGTCTTCGCCGGAAATGTCGGTAGCAGCAGCGGGCGTAGCCGTGGCCGCGTATCTAAACGACACGTTTTTAAACTCAATATCCCCCGTAATCGGTATTTCTGTTTTATGTCCGGTCGTCGCCTCCGCCTTATCCACTAAAAGATTGCGAATATCCATTTCATTTTCGGCAAGCTTGCCATACTCCGCAATGACACGAATACTTCCTTGTGACGATGTCTTGATATACCGAACGAAAAACAACATAATGATGATGACCTTTATTGTGGTATTGCTGTCAATTTTATGATTTTTATACAAACGAAGTATGACATATACGTAAGCAACAAGTAATAATGTAATGATGATTGACATCGCATACCCTCCTTTGGATGTGCTCCATAATTGAGTTTCGTGCGTCTCGTCGTATATATTGTGCTTATTCGTCAAGAATTCCTTCTCATCCTTGATTTTCTTGGTACATATAATACTAATAGAATTACTCAATACGTCATCAATGTTTGACATCAAATTCTTCTCTTCGTTTTCTCGTTGTTCCGACGTGTTCTTCGTATCCATTAAGATGTAATAATACGCGATGAAAAACAATACAAATACAAGTAGTGTCATTGCTCCAATCAGTGGGTCCAAATATAGTATATACCCGAGAATTACGATTGTAGTAAGAACAAATGTAACAACCCAGTAAATAAACCGGCCTGTAAATGACGTCACTGTATTCGGTATCTTTAATGCTTTGATGATGTGATTGGAGATGTCTTCTTTTTCATAGTTCACCTCTATATTCTTGAAGATGACGTCGATTAACTCGAATCGTATGAACTTCTCCATCATTGGATAATACATCTTGTCGAAATAGTTGCCAATCATATACACGGAATCTACGAAGATGCTTAATCCGGCTATCTTCAATAGAATCGTAATCGAATTCTTGTATTCCAGATTATTGACGGCGGTTGTAAAATGCGAAAATAAGTCTGATAACACAATCATCTCAATGGGGTTACATATGAGCGTTGTTATAATCGTTATGGCAACCCATAGTTTGTTTTGTTGTAGAAAATCTAAAATATATCCGACGATAAGGTTATTATTCGTGAACATATACTATTATAACGTCAGAATACTATTATTATCAGATGTTATAATAGTATTGGTGTATGGGAGAATGCTCTGCTTTAACGCCTCTTTGGAGTGTTCACGAGACGGTTACGCTTGCCTGTAGTTGTGTTAATCTTAATGGCGCCAAACTTGCCCTTACGAGCGGTGTATCCATATTTACGCAGGCGGTTCTCCTTCTTCGCGGTAATATGCTTCTTTGCGGAGACGACACGGCCGTGCTTGTTAAAAATCAGCTCTCCGCGGGTGAGACCACCGGGGGTCTTGTAGGCAGTTCCGTGCCAAACTTGGGCGCGAGACCCCTCCAACATTTCGTATTTCTTGCCGTGCATGTGGTAATAACCATCATCACTGCGGTCGCAACGTTTCACCATTTTGCTAAATCTCTCGTTATAAACTATCATTAGAAAATATCGTGGATTCGTTCATAGATTCACTCATCCACTAGAATGAGTTCGTCACCGGCGCGCCAAACCCGCCAGGAGCCCCCGACCATCGTCCGAATCGGTTCAGATTATTCACAGCGTATACTTTTTTCACATTTTTGGTTTCAGTGGCGACCCGGATATCTTGCGCGTAACGCATCTTCTTTGTTATATTCGTATTATTTGTGGATGTCGCCATTCCGGCGGTAGGATTCCCGAGGGTAGGGCACTTAAAATATGGAACGCGGAATGGGTCATTAATAACAACGGGATTGCCCGATGCGTCATATTGGACGAGTGCGTCGCCGATGCGGTAAATATCATTACACGTGAGACCCATCCCGTAGGTGGTGCGATAGCGTGGAGCGGCCATAACGATACATATTCACCGCAAAATAAAATTGAATGAGATTTAAACCTATATTCGTGATATACAGCACCCGGCGACCGTTTACGTTTCGTAATGCCACCTAAAGTTACTTCTAAATCTGCCGCCGGTGGTGCCGCTGCCGCCGCCGAAGACCTCCAGAAATATCAGAAGATGACTGACCGCGAACACATTCTCAAGAAACCAGACACCTATATCGGCACGATTGAACCCGCAGAGACGACGGAATACATAATGGACGTAGCACCAGCCACAAACGGGGATGCGGCCGCCCTCCTGACCCGACGTCCTATCACCTACATCCCCGGACTCTACAAGCTCTTTGACGAAGGTATGGTGAATATGCGCGATCACGTTGTCCGCCAGGCCCAAGCCGTCTCGGACGGCAAACCCGACGCACTCCCCGTCACTACCCTAGAAGTGGAAATCAACCCCGCCGATGGAACAATTCATATGACCAACGACGGCAACGGCATTGATGTCGCCCAGCACCCCGAACATAAACTTTGGATTCCAGAGATGATTTTCGGCCATCTTCGCACATCAACCAACTACGACGAAAACAAGAAGGAGAAAATCGTCGGCGGGAAGAACGGGTTCGGGTTCAAACTCGTCCTCATTTGGTCAGTGTGGGGGCGCGTGGAGACCGTCGATCACGTCCGCGGACTTAAATACTGCCAAGAATTCCGAAACAATCTCTCTGAAATTGTGCCGCCTGTGGTGACAAAGTCCAAGGTCAAGCCTTATACACGCGTCAGCTTCCGCCCCGATTACGCCCGGTTTGGGCTCACGGGCAATAATCTCACCGCAGATATGGTCGCACTGTTCTTGAAGCGCACCTATGATATCGCCGCAGTGACCGACAAGACCGTGAAAGTCAAATACAATGGCGCGGTCGTTCCCGTGCGCCATTTCCAGCAGTATGTTGACTTGTATATCGGCGCGAAGGGTGCGGTGGAGGGCGGCGGCGCTGCCGTGAAGCGCATCTATGAGTGCCCTGACCCCCGCTGGGAATACGTGGTCTGCCTCACGACCACCGACGAGTTCGCACACGTGTCCTTCGTCAACGGAATTTACACGCCGAGGGGCGGCAAGCATGTCGAATACATCACCAACCAAATCGTCCGCAAGTTGGCGGAGGTTATCAAGAAGAAGAAGAAAGTCGACGTCAAGCCCAATACCATCAAAGAGCAATTGATGCTGTTCCTCCGTTGTGATATCGAGAACCCGTCGTTTTCCAGCCAGACGAAGGACGAGCTCGGCACGGCTGTCGCCAATTTCGGCTCGTCGTGTAAAGTGAGCGATGAGTTCATTGAAAAACTCGCGAAGATGGGCGTGATGGATGCCGCTTGCGCGCTCACGGAAGTCAAAGACACGAAAGCCGCGAAGAAGACCGACGGCGCGAAGACGCGCACCATCCGCGGTATCCCCAAACTCGTGGACGCAAACTATGCGGGGTCGCCCGACAAATCCGCGCAATGTACGATTATCTTATGCGAGGGTGATTCAGCCAAGGCCGGTATCATCAGTGGGTTAAGCAAGGAAGACCGGAATTTCATTGGTGTCTACCCGATGAAGGGAAAGCTCTTCAACGTCCACGGCGAGACGACGAAACGAATCGCGGAAAACCGCGAAATTGCGGAAATCAAGCAAATCCTTGGATTGGAAGCGGGGAAGACGTATACTCCCGCAGATGTCGCCACCCGGCTGCGTTACGGCAAAGTCCTCTTTATGACCGACCAGGATTTAGACGGCGCGCATATCCAGGGTCTCGGAATCAACCTCTTCCAGATAGAGTGGCCATCGCTTACGAAGATTCCCGGGTTCATCGGGTTTATGAATACGCCCATCCTGAAAGCGCGCCGCGGGGCGCAAGAAGTGCTCTTCTATAATGACGGAGAATTCAATGCGTGGAAGAAACAGTTCCCGGGCGAGGTCGTCCCCGCGAGTTGGTCCACGAAATATTATAAAGGTTTAGGCACGAGCACCGGGAAGGAGTTCAAGGAGTATTTCGAGCATAAGAAGATGGTCGAGTTCGTTCATACGGGCCAATCCTCCGATGACCGCCTGGATATGGCGTTCAACAAGAAGCGCGCGGATGACAGGAAGGAGTGGCTGTCGAATTATTCGCGCGAGGCGTTCCTTGATACATCCAAACCGGCGATTCCGTATGAAGAGTTCATCGACCGCGGTCTCATCCACTTCTCCATCTACGACAATGAGCGTTCTATCCCGAACCTGATGGATGGACTCAAAATCTCGCTGCGTAAAATCCTGTATGCGGCGTTCAAGAAGGGGGGTCTCAAAACGGAAATCAAGGTGGCGCAATTCAGTGGTTACGTATCCGAGCATTCGGCGTATCACCACGGCGAGGCGAGTCTGAATGCGGCGATTGTGGGGATGGCGCAGAACTTCGTCGGCAGCAACAATATCAATCTGTTAGAACCCAATGGTCAGTTTGGGACTAGAGGTGCGGGAGGAAACGACAGTGCGAGCGAAAGATACATCTTCACCCAACTAAACAAACTGACGCGACTCATCTACCGCCAAGAAGACGACGCGGTGTTGTCGTATATCGACGATGACGGGCAGATGGTGGAGCCTGTATACTATGCGCCGGCGATTCCGATGATTCTCGTCAATGGCAGCAAGGGTATTGGCACGGGATTCAGCACGGATGTTATGCCGCATAATCCGCTTCAAATCATCGCGTATATTCGCGCGATGCTCAAGGACTGCGGCAGCGGGACTGCCGACGCGGACGCCGACCGCCCCACCATCGAGCCCTACTTCAAGGGATTCAAGGGGACCATACGAAATATCAGTGCTCCGGCTCCGGCCTCCGCTTCCGCGACCTCCGGTGCTCCGGCTCCGGCTGCTAGCGCAGCCTCCGTTAACGCAGCCTCCGCTACCTCCGGTGCGTCCACGTTCCACGTGGCCGCTAAATACCTCATCAAAGGCACCTACGAAATCATCGCCGACCGTAAAGTCCGCATCACCGAGCTCCCCATCGGGACGTGGACCGACGATTATAAGGAATTCCTAGAGAAGTTGATGGACGTGCCTGCGGCGTCTGTGAGTGACAAGGACAAGGACAAGGACAAAGGCAAGGCTTCCGTCAGCGCCGCAGGCGTCCCCGTTCTCAAGGAGTATACGGATATGTCAACCGACTCTGTCGTGGATATCACCGTGACATTCCATCCGTCGTATCCACACACACCCAAAGACCTCCAAGCCGCGGTCATCGACGCCGACGCGGGAACCAACAAACTAGAGAAGCTCCTCGGACTATTCACAACACAAAGCACCACGAATATGAACCTCTTCGACGCGCACGAGAAACTGCGGAAATATGCGACAATCTACAATGTCATTGAGGATTATTACGCGGAGCGCCTCGCCCTTTACGCCAAGAGGAAGACGGCGATGCTTGCGCAACTCGCAAATGAACTGCGCGTCCTTACAAACCGCGCCCGATATATCCAGGAAGTGCTTGACGACAAGTTGGAATTGCGTCGTCAGACGAAGGAGGCTGTATTCGCGAAGATGGTCGAGCACGGCTATGAGCACATTGAAGGCGACGCCGAGTTTAAATACCTGCTGAAGATGCCGATGGATAGTGTGACGGATGAGAATGTCCGACACCTTCTCTCCGAGCGTGACTCCAAGCGCGCGCAGCATCAAGGACTCACGGATACGACGATTCAGGCATTATGGACGCGTGACTTGGATGAATTGGAGACTGAGTATCGCAAATGGGCGACGGCAGCAGAGGCGGCGGCGAGCGGCGGAGGAGGCGCGGTGGCGGCGAGCAAGAAGAAGATGGTCGTCAAGAAGTAGATCGGCTGCGTCTGATATGATGCCATATACGGAGCCATATACGGAGCCATATACGGACACACACACACAACACACCAATAATAAAAAACAACACATTTTTTATTATTTTGGAGCCAATATAGAGCAAGACCGCGAACGAGGACGAAAGGAGGGCGATAGCCCGAGTGGAGTCCCTCGTGAGCAACGAGTGGAGTAACGAGTGAGCAACGAGTTCGCACTAGAACCACGGCTTCAACTCCAGTGTCTTGTGCTTGTAATCCGAGAAATTCGGCCGCGCCATCGGAGTATACATATTACTCACATCACGCTTATACTGTATATATCCCTCCGCCTCACCGTGGACCCTGGGGACACAATATTCAAATACTAATTCATTCAACTCTATAATCTGTTCGCGGATGGCGGTCGGCGCATTGGCCGAATTTTGTAGATAAATCGTTCGCATAATGATGCGCAATGTGTCGCAGTCCTGTTCGCCTACAACGTACTTCCCACGCGACCTCTGATACACACCCGCGCGGATTCCGTTCTGGATAATCTGCATGTTTTCTTTGCTAAAGAATGCGTTAGAGAGCGGCGTGTTCTCCCAGATGCCGTTGAGTGCGTCACGATACGTCACGCATTGATGGACGGGGTTTTTATCATAAAGAGCGAACTGGTCCTGTGTCTGGGGGGTGACAATATCCAGACGCCCGTTCTTTGGTTGTCCGATAAACGTCTCTTCGGGGAATGTGCGATATTCAAAACGGTTCATTCTACGGATATGGAATATATAGTATTTTATATACAGTTATTTATATACAATATTTATATAAATTATATAGAATAGTCGTATGGATTTTATTTCAAAAGCTAAAGATATAGGTTCGTCCGCGTTTGGAAGTTCGTCATCGGGTGCGAGTGGTAGCGGCAGCGGTGGCACAGGGATGTTTAGCAACTTTTTCAATCTCTCCATTCAGAAGATGGTGTTGATATTGGCGGTCATTGCGTTCGTTATCTCGGTGGGAACTGTCGCGATTTTGCTCTGGAAGTCAAAGAGCTCGCAGAAATGGCCGCCGGAGATCGCGAAATGCCCGGATAGGATGGAATTAAATGCTGCGGGAACCAGTTGTGTTGATACTTATGGGTTAGGAGTCGCGGCATTCACACCTGCTGCGACTGACTGCGGTAACTTCGATAATATTAAGGGCTCGACTTTCTCTACTATTCCCGGAGACGGCGCATATGCTCCGTGGGAGGGTATCGTTGACGGTAAGGCATCGCGTGCGGCGTCACTAAAGTGCGCGATATGAATACAATGACATAAACGATAATATTATTATTTTATGTCATCATCGCGCGTGTGCGCGTGTCTTACATGCTGTATGCGCCTGGTGCGGCACTCGATGCGGCCTTCGCCACTGCGGGAAGAGAATCAGACGGCGCGCCACCAACCCCGTAAGAACCTATCTTCATATTGCCAGTGACGCACATCGAGTAGAACAGACGGCTCTGGAAGTACATCAGCGCGTATACCAGAATCATCAAGAACGAATAAACGCCGCTCATTATCGTGATTTTTCCCCTAAATAAGAGCACGAGCGATGAAACGAACCCCAACGCGGCCACTGCCAAGAAAATAAAATTCACGACAGTCAGCCAGTAAAATAGCAAACAATAGTCCTTATCGAGAGGAGCAAACAACTGTTGAATCGCGTCCATTTTCTGAATATACTCGGTTATAATATATAAAAAGAAAAAGTTGTGTGTAAATAGTGTCAATATCACGTCATTTCGTGTAATGGAAATTGTTGGTTCAAAATCTCTCGCCGCCGGCGCCGGTGCCGGGGCCGGGAATTACACAAACTTCCTCGGACGTGAATCCATCTACAACAATATCCGCGATTTCCTCGCCTCTTTCCAAAAAAACAAAGCCGACCTTACATTCAAGCGCGGCATCTACATCTATGGCGCGCCAGGCACCGGCAAAACCGAATTCGTCATCCGCCTACTTAAAGAACTCAACTATGATATGGTGAAATACGACGCAGGCGATATACGCAATAAATCCATCATCGACTCTATCACCCAGCATAACATCTCCGATAAGAACATCATGTCCATCTTCCAGCGTAAAGTCCAGAAAATCGTTGTTGTTATGGACGAACTCGACGGAATGAATAACGGCGACAAGGGCGGGATAACATCTCTCATCAAGCTCATCCGTCCTAAAAAGACGAAGAAGCAGAAGCAGGAGGAAATCACGATGAACCCCATTATATGTATCGGGAATTACCACATTGACAAGAAAATCAAAGAGCTGATGAAAGTGTGTTATGTGTATGAGTTGAAGACACCGACCTCCGCGCAAATGACGCACATTATTGATATGACGATACCGGATATTGACGCGGCGACGCGCAAAAACATCATCGCATTCGTCCAGGGCAATCTACGCAAACTTGGCGCCGTCGCCGAGATGAGTAAGAAGTCAAACACGATACTCGCGAATAATATACTCCACGCGATATTCCAGCCGAAGACCTATAACGAAGACATCAAGAAAATCACCGAAAAATTGATGAATACGTCTTATCCTATATCCGAGCATAACGTCCTCATCAACGAGACGGACCGCACGACAATAGGGTTGTTATGGCACGAGAATGTGATTGACGTTCTCGAGAAATTGCCCGTCGCGGTATCCGCGCCTTTTTATAAACTCGTCCTCGACAATATCTGCCAGGCGGACTATTTTGACCGCATTACATTCCAGAACCAGATTTGGCTATTCAATGAATTGTCGTCCCTGATTAAAACATTTTACAACCACCACCTTTATCACAAATCGTTCCCGAAAAAGGCGCGGTTTCATCCAACCGAAGTGCGATTTACGAAGGTGCTTACAAAATACAGCACGGAGTATAACAACCAATTATTTATACAGAACTTGTGTATCCAGCTATCGATGGACCAGAAGGACCTCTTTGCGTTTTTCTTGACGCTTAAAAAGCAGTATTCCGAGGATGAAATTCCGCGCATATTAGAAATGTATGAAATCACGAAATTGGACATCAATCGTATCTACCGATATTTAGACAAATATATGGAAAAAATGGAGTCGGTGGATGGCGAAAACGAAGCGGACCGAAGTACCGATGGTGGCGGTGGCGGTGGCGGCGGCGGTGCGGATATACGCGTTTGAATAAGTCCAAAAACATATTACCAATATTTAGAAACATCGATTCCGATTCTTATGGGCGCATCTATCTCCTTTGATTCCAAATATCGCTTAATTTTAGATACCGAAGTAGAATGTATTTCTACGAATACACCCGCCGTCAATAAAAAGAAATCCCATCGTGGCGGCGGCAGTGGCAGTGGAAGCGGCAGTGGAAGCGGCAGCGGCAGCGGCAGCGGCAGTGGAAGTGGAAGCGACAGCGACAGCAACAGCAACAGCGACAGTGACAGCGACAGCGATAACAAGACGTATACCGTGAAAATAACACCCGAAATTATCAGCTATATTCGCAGCTATCTTCGCAAGAATCAATTTCTCGATGAGTTTGACCTAATCACAGAAATGGACCTTGCCGGATATAACCACGCGCCTGATTCTGCGCTTGTTTTCAATTCGGATTCCATTGTTTTCAATACGAACAATCAAACGATTGAAGCGGTTGGGGAGTGGGAGTATATTGAGCCGGATAAGCCTGCTCCTGCGCCTGCGCCTGCGAATAAGAAATCATCGAAATCGAAGGGCGGGCGTTCGCGTGACCGTGACCGTGACCGTGACGACGAAGACGAAGACGAAGACCGCGCCGCGGACAATAATCAATACAAAACCAAGGATGATGACTTGCCAGTGAGTGAGATTGAAGGTATTCTTAAGGATAAATTTGAAGAATATAACAAGACGCGCGAGTTTGTCATCCACGAATCAAAGAACAGTTTTTTGGTGATGCTTATCAAATCGGTTGAAATCGTAAAGGCGTAAATTAGTAATAATATAGAATGAACCTTTTTCTATATTATGGAATGTAATGCGCGAACGGAAGTGTAGCGGAATGACGGAAGTGTAGCGGAATGCGCGAGCGGAATGGAATGCGCGAGCGGAAGTGTAGCTGAATTATACAAATATGGTCTCGGTATCAGCAGGTGTAGCCGTGTGAGAAGAAGGAGAAGGACCAGGAGGAGAAGCAGCCGGCTCTGGTGCGGGTGCGGGCGCCGGCGCACGAAAACGTTCATTTAGTAGACCCTCGCAATGTTCTTTGAGTAAACGATTCGCCTCCTTCAACTGCGCGATTTCATTATTACGCGCATCTAGGTCTGTCTGTAATTTCTGCATAATCTGGACGACCTGTTGATTATTCAATGTAACCGGTTCTTGTCCAGGCTGCTGTAAAATGATTTGCCCGCCGCTGCCACCGCCCCCCGCAGCAGCCGCGTCTTCCGCCATCTTCGCGCGGTCTTTTTCCAGTTTAAGCGTTTGCGCGATGACATCCGGTTTCATTTCAGGTCGCCCCGGCGCATAATCTTCCAGAAGTTTCTCCAGTTCCGACATATAAAATCGACGTAGTGCGGCGTCTTTTATAAAGTCCATCACCTTCTTGGGCGAATCGCGCACGATATCCGGGTTTGCGTTTATCAGTAATTTGCGCTTATCAAATGTATTATGGTCGTGCGAGAATACAAGAATCACCTTCATCGGGTCCAGCTGGACGAAGGGGACCGTGTAATCTTTCAGGAACGCGCGTTCTTCCGCCAGACACGCCTCTTCATCGTATCGGTGCTGTTTCAACAATTTACGTTTGAACGCAAATGTCCCCGCCGTCGCGTGATTCGGCCCATAGGGCCCAAACCGCTTCATTTGCCCGATGTGTTTAAAATAAATGTAAATCTCGCTTGAACCCGCGCACAATGCGTCAGGGTGAGTCACGAGCATATGGACCGCGTGAGATACACGCTGGGGTGGGTAGTAGTCGTCGTCATCCATATAGACCAGGATTTCACCGCGCGACTTCTCGTGAAGCAGGTTGCGCTTCTTTCCCAGTGTCATTTTTGTATCGTATTTGAAATACTTCACGCGAGGGTGTGACGCCACGAGGTCTTCCACTGGATCGGTGCCGTCATCAATAATAATCCATTCCATACGGTCTTGTGGGTAGTCCTGGTTATTGAAGCACGAGAGTATCGCGGGAATAAAGGGACGACGGTTAAATGTGGGAGTACATACACTGACAAAGGGATATTTTTTGAAATATTCCGGGGTGGATTTATCGGGTCCGCTTGCTACTACGGGTGCGTGTGTTTTTTTGCCATTACCCATTGTATAATACGCGGTATAATACTGTATAATACGGTATATTACGTTATACAATGAACTATTTATGTTCTTTCTTACGCTCCCCAATTCTTTATTTTATCGAAAAAGTTCATAATGCCTGCCCAATAGTGCGTGAGATACAGTGTCAACAACATCAAAATGACGATGGCGGCAACATTGAGGTCCAGATATTCAAACGCGTAAAACATCAGCGTCAAATTAAAGAAGAAGAAGATAATCGGAACATACCGCGCATACAATTCGCGATACTGGTCCCAATGAAGTAGGGGGTAAATAAAGAATGTGCCGATGAATTGGATGAGTTGTACGACATAGGATATCACGGGTATGATACCTAGACCAAATGCGGTAAATAACGACCATAACGACCCGCCAATAAATTCCTTACGATTGTCGGTAGGGTTCAATATCATTCCAATGACGGTGGTGAAAAAAGGTCCACCCATCAACATAAATCCGGCGAATAAAAGAAAGACGAGCGGCATAAAAATAATCAACAACGGCGATACGACGTCGTATAATTCCTTCGGGATACTGTGCGAGATTTTGGTGATATATTCGAAGATATAGAGAGTCATCGCGCGGTCTGACGAGAATGAGAATATAAAGGAATTGTTAATCCATTGCTTGAATCGCGCCTTAATAAAATCCCAGTTCAGGAGATTGACTTTGGTTACACCTTCATCTACGCTGTCTTTTATCATATCAATATCGTCTTTCGTGAGGCAGAACCATTTAAACACGTAGGTGTCTAGAATAATCGCGGCCTTCAGGTAGATTTTTTTACCCGACGATAGTTTGGGGTCATCGGCGATTCCGCCGAACTTATCTTCGCAATCTGCGTCACACGATGTATATTCATTGGTATAACAATACGGCCATTTGTGGCGGTCGGTGGGGAATAGTTTTTCTAGATTGAGACTGTTCATACGGATACTTTCGGGAGCACAGAAGAAGAGGATATTCACACAAATGACGGAAATAATGATGGTTTCAATGAAGAGCGTGAGGACACTCAATCCGAATTCTTTAAGTGCGGCGATGTCAAACATTGTTTTCATAGCCGCTTTCTTTGTGGCGGCATTGTCCTTGTCCTTGTCCTTGTCCTCGGACTCGTCGCCACCGCCGAACATCCCGCCGACTTTGCTAAATGTGGTCTCTTCTTCAGCGTCTTCACCGCCGCCGTCGTCGCCGTCGCCGCCGCCGTCGTTTCTTTCTTCATTATCGTCATCCGCCATTGTATATGTATTCAGGTTATATATACAATAGATTATTCGTTTTCACGGTTCACGTCGCTCCGCAGCTCCTCCTCCGCAATGCGTCGGTTCCGCTACTCCTATCCGTGTTTCACGTCGCTCCGCAGCTCCACCTTCGGTTCCGCTACTCCGCTCCGCGTCTGTGCCAATACTGTGCCAATACTGTGCCAATACTGTGCCAATACTGTGCCAATACTGTGCTAAATACCGAACAACCCGGCGGCGCAACGCGGTGATTCCGTAGCGGAACCGACGCACCGCGGAGGAGGAGTCTACGGAATCACCGCGCGTACATCAACCCACAATTCCCCGACACAAACGTCAGCACATTATACCGCTCCTCCAGTATATGAAAGTCATACGAATACAAATAAATATTCACATTCGGCTTATTCATACCGATAATCTCTCGTGTGTTCGGATTACAAATCACCTTCACCTCCGCCGCAGTATCCAACGGCGGATATATCGTCGTGAGTTCCAGCTCTATCTGATTGAACTTACTCATATTGATAGCACCGCTAGGTTGTAAGTCATACGGGTCCGAGTTCAGGCAAAAATTGTAACAATATATCCCCGGTTTCGCACTCCCCCGAGTCCGCGTATATTTCTCCACGTAATTGTATACCCCCGCATCAAGCAGATTCTCGCGGTATTTCCCATTCAGTGAAATCCCCAACATCTGTAAAATGTCGCGCTCGTTCTCCGACTGAAAATCCCCCGTAATGTGAAGGCCGGTGAGCCGTTTATCGCTCGGATTAATACCGGGGCCAATGCCGTTCTTCGGCCCGTTCTTATCGTAGTAGTAGCGGTCATTTGTGTATTTCTCGTTCCACGCCGTCGTCAGAATCTCATTCGCCGTTGTGACGATTTCAGTAAACGACGACGGGCGCCAGTCATCGTCGATGGGCGCAGGGATAATATCATACGGCAGATAATTATACGGCCAGTTCGTATAATTGCTCCACTCATTCCGCATATTGACATCACTCCGCTGGAAAAACATTGTCCACGACGCCACCATCCCCATCGAGTTCTCTATTTTCACCTTCTTGTTCCCCGTCACATCATTGAACGTCCAGTCATAATACGACTTAATCATGTATTTCTGCTGATTCGCGGCGAACACCTTGGATTCATCATCCGACAGAAAACAGTAGGTCGCCATCAGGTGGACATCCGCATTCCAGTCTGTGCGAAGACTCGGGTATGAATTCAGTGATAAATCAATACTGGGAGGCGGGTATAAAAACCGCCACATTTGATGGAGGGGGTTCGTGAAGTCGGGTTGGACGACGGGCCAATAATTGGCGGAGTCGCCTACATCGCGAATGGTGAATAATTCCTTCACGGGGCGCAGTGTCACATCAATCTGGAGTTGGTTATATTGGAGGCACACGAGGGGAAACGCCATCTTGGAGGAAAGTGTGAACCACGCATTAATAGGGATGTATATCTTGCGTCCGCGAATAGAGGGTTCCGCGCCGGCTACATTGGTCGTGCGATAGGCATTCGGATACTGATTCAGGCGCGCACCCGAACAACCTGGATTATATAACTCGGGGACGTGACCTGTCATTTCGTTGTATAGGTCGCGCTTGGTGTTGTCTAGGTCGCGCTCCACAATCGCCGCCAAATTATGGCCGGAGAAACGCTGGAGGGTCATACCACCGACGGAAATCGTGATTTCTTTAATCATTTGTGTGCCGAGGTTTTCAATCCAGCGAAATTCATATGGCGCCCACATATCGCCCACATTTGCTGGAGGATGAATCGGGCTCCAAATGGAGGGGAGTGTCACGCAAACATAGGTATCCATTAGCAGTTCCGCATATCTCGGCATATAAAACGTGAACTTGGACTCTTCCGTCATCCGGAGTTTCTTCTGACCGTCGAAATCAATTCTAAACTTTTGAAGGCCGAAATTCGTATATTTAAGATAGGTGCTTTTGAAGAAGGATTTTTTGGGGTTGCCGTTAAGAATCACATTTTGGTTGCCAGTGGCAATGAGATTCAATAGGCCGCCGGTCATTATCTGTTGCGCGTTATTTTAGTATAGATTATCGTTATTATAGCTTTATATATAAAATATATATGATATATAATAATTATATCCGTGGTATATAATTAGAATGAAAGAACCGCAAATAGAAATCGTGTTTATTGGTATTATTATATTGGTGTTCGCATTATGGAAAATATCGGAACTTATTAAGACGCGGTGTTATGAGCGGCGGCAGTGGCGCGAAGGATTCGTGGCGGCGGCGGAGGCGAAGAAGGACGTGCCTGCGACACCACGGTCGGAAACCGAGACGTTTCTTTCACAAATCGAACAACTTATTCCTACAAAGGTCCGGTCGTCAATCGGCGGCGGCGGCGGCGGCGTGCTTTCCACCGAGAATTTTACAGTGGATACAACCGAGAATGAAATGACGATTCATCAGCGTAAAAAGATAGCGCCTGTCGTGCCTACTGTCGTGCCTACTGTCGCGCCTACTGTCGCGCCTACTGTCGCGCCTACTGTCGTGCCTACTGCCGCACCCACTGGAAAAGAAGGTCTGGAGAATCCCGACGCAAATACGAAAGAATTCATCGACAAGAACCTCACATCCATCAATCCACAGGACAGTCAAAGCCGGTTCAAGTTGCGCGATTACTACATCAAGTCGGCGTATAACGCATTCAATCCAGATAAATTCAAGAACTCGACGGTGAGTATGGACGCGGGTCTCTACACCCTCGCGCGCGGGTGTCGTTTCATTGATTTCGAGGTGTTTTCGGTGGATAATCAGCCGGTCATCGCATCATCGTCTGTGAATTCATTTAATTATAAAGAAACGTATAACCATATTCCCGTCTCCGACGCATTTGAAGTCCTCGGGAGTTACGCGTTCTCCGGAGCCAAATGCCCCAATCCAGGCGACCCCTTCATTATCCATATGCGAATTATGTCGCGGAATGTGACAATGTATGACAACCTGGCGAAGGTGATTGCGGGGAGTAAGACCGTCGCGCGGAACTTGCTTGGACCGAAATACGGGCGTGAGTATCAAACCAAGGATTTAGGCAATGAAAACCTCGCCGATTTCAAGGGGAAAATCATCTTGATGGTGGACGGGACGAACCCTATATACCGTAAAACGAAACTGTTTGAGCTTATAAATATGAGTTCCAATACGATGTTTCTTAGTAAGTATACCTATTTTGGTGTGAAAAACGTGGGCGACCCGCAGGCATTTAAAGACGCGAATAAGAAGAATATGTGCTTGGTGGTGCCGGATAAAGGGGGGCGACCCGTCAATGACGGGCACAACGGGCCGTTTACGTGGGGGTGCCAAATCGCGGCGATGTGTTTTCAGGAGGAGGCACGTGACGAGAAGTTGAAGGCGTATGAGGATAAATTTGCGTCGGTGGGGTATGCGTTCATTTTGAAACCGGAGGACCTCCGGTATGTCCCGATTACGATTGCTCCGCCGGCACCGCCCAATCCCAAGGCGTCGATGGAGTCAAGACCTGCGGAGGCGGCGGGTGGGGTCAAAATCACCTTGTAAATTCGCGAGGTACTTCTTGCGCCGTGACCCCCTAGGGGGGTCACACTCCACACGCACTCGCGAATTTACGATTCATTACGCTCTCGTGTTCGCCGTTTCGTTGCGGCTCCGCCTCCACTCACGACGAACACTCAGGCAATCTTCGTCAATTCCGGGGCTCATGTTGTCGGGTAGGTCGTCCATTCATTCCATCTGGTTTCAATCGTAACACTCTATTCTATATCGACCGTAGGCACAGGATGAGACGCAACGAAGCGGGGAACACTAGCCCAGGGATTGACGACGACTGTCCGAGTGTTCGGAGCGAGTGGAGGCGGAGCCGCAACAAGCGACGAACACGAGCCCCGAAATTGACTACGACTGCCCGACAACATGAGCCCCAGGATTGACGACGACTGTCCGAGTGTTCGGAGCGAGTGGAGGCGGAGCCGCAACAAGCGACGAACACGAGTCCCGGAATTGACGACGACTGTCCGAGTGTTCGGAGCGAGTGGAGGCGGAGCCGCAACAAGCGACGAACACGAGCGGCGAACACGAGTCATGAGCCATTAGTATTATATTTTCTAATCATATGATAACTAACATCATATTATTATAACGATGACGCGGAAGCACAAGCACCGCCGCAGCAACAACGACAGCAATGACAGCGGCTTGTCCTACGATGAAAAAGAGCTCGAAATCCTGCGCGAAGCCGTGGATGTTATGGAAAAACGAAAGGGCGCGCAAATCATCCAAGACCCCAAAGTTAAGGACATTATATCCACCGTAGAAGAATTCATCGCGCGTAAAAAGCTCGTCTGTTATGGCGGGACCGCCATCAATAATATCCTCCCCGAAGACGCCCAGTTTTACAATAAGGACATTGAGCTCCCCGATTATGACTTTTATTCGGATAATGCTCTAGACGACGCGAAGGAGTTGACGGATATCTATTACAAGGCGGGATACGAAGATGTAGAAGCCAAGTCGGGCGTCCATCACGGCACGTATAAGGTGTTCGTGAACTTCACAGGGATTGCGGATATTACGCAGATGGAGCCCGCGTTATTCAAGACAATCTCTCGCGATGCGATTATAAAAAAAGGAATCCGCTACGCTCCACCCGACTTTCTTCGGATGGCAATGTATTTAGAACTATCGCGTCCAGATGGCGATGTTTCTCGTTGGGAGAAAGTCCAGAAGCGGTTGGTCCTATTAAACACCCATTATCCGCTGAAAGGGTATGACTGCGATAAAATAGAATACCAGCGAGGGTTTGAAGGGGCGACGAAGGCGAACACGGGGGAAATTAGTATTTCAAAAACGAAGTCCGCGTCTCGGACAAAGACCCGGTCGGCGTCGAGGTCGCGGACGACCGTGAAGAAGGGCGGCGGTCGCAGCGCGACCCGTTCGGTAAAGGCACTCAAGCGAAAGGCAATCAGCACCGTGATTCGGAAGTATCATACTCTAGGCGCGTATTTGAAGCGTTTGTATCACGCGGTTCCCTCCCACGAAGAGACGATGGGTGACTTCAAGTATACGGTGGATGAAGATAAAGTCACACATAGGTATCGTTTAATTGCGACCTACGAGAGATTACTGGGGGCGGATGATACGTTTGTATTGTATTCTATGAAAGCGAGCGACCTCGACGCGAGCCCGGTGACGAAGAAGAGCCGAGAAGCGAGCCCGGCGACGAAGAAGAGCCCGGGGGAGGCGAAGGGGAGCCGGAGCCGGAGCCGGAGCCCCGAATACTCCGTCAATAAATCCAATGTTTCATATTCAAGCAACCGAGAGAAAGAACTGGCCGAGACGGACATCTATAATATCGTCCGTGACGCATTTATCAAGAACCGCGCGGTCTTTTTCGGCGGGTATGCGAATATCTTATACTCGCGGTATATGCCAAAACACCAACGCCGTATCGTCCAGAAAATCCCCGATTTTGACATACTCTCTGAAGACCCCCGCGAACTATGCGAAACCGTCGTGCGCGAACTCACCGCGCATAAGTATACCGACGTTAAATATACGAAGCACGCAGGCATCGGCGAGGTCATTTCCGAGCATTACGATATTCGCATCGGTGATGAGGTCATCGCATTCTTGTATAAACCTCTAGCGTGTCATAGTTATAATACAATACGGGTAAACGGTGACGGCGGCGCGGGTGCGGGCGCGGGCGAGTCTATTCGTATTGCGACAATTGATACAATGTTGAGTTTCTATTTGGCGTTCATTTACGCCGACCGTGTATACTACGACGTGAGTCGTATTCTGTGTATGTCCCAGTTTCTTTTTGACGTCCAGCAACATAACCGTCTCAAGCAGACCGGTTTATTACGGCGTTTCAGTATCAATTGCTACGGAAAACAACCGACGTTGGAGTCGATGCGATTTGAGAAGACGGAGAAATACGAGGAGTTGAAGGGGAAGCGTGATTCGCGTGAATTTGAGGAGTGGTTCTTGCGGTATATTCCGTATGAGAACGCGGGGGCGAAAGGGGCGAAGAAGACGCGGAAAAAGGCGCGGAGCGACTGAGAGTAGCAAATACACATCACCTCAATCCCTCCCCCAACTTATTGAATACCTTCATAATGACGAAAAAGGTCCCTGCGAACATCGCGCTCGTCGCAGTGAGACCCACGATTTTGAAATTCCCGTCTTCGCCGAATAATGACGGCAGGAAGTGGAGGAGTTGTGCGCGGAAGACGGGCATCTGGAAGATGAAATAAAGAACACCGATGAGAATCGGCATTTGGAAGTCGTAATAAATCGCCTCAATGGTGTCGAGTTGATTCGATTGGCGCGCATTGGCACGGACGATGCTTTCCATTGAAGTGTGCTCTTTGATATAGTCGCGGCCGCCCGCGACGCCGTCGGCGAAATGGACCGACTTCTCCGGGACATAATTGGGGCGCGACTGGTCGTCGTGTGTATATGAATTGGGGTTCATCGGAATATCTCTCGTAGGTATCATTGTCATCCCGTTGGCGCTGGCGCGTTGGACGCCTTGGAGGACTTCATTCATAACATTCCCTGGGATGTTGGTCGGTCCGTGGGAAGTCATCGGGTCGCCGCCTACATTGGGGGAGTAGATGAGCGGCGCACCGCCACCGCCACCACCGCCGCCGATATTGCCGCCCCCGTAGGGGGTGTGTCCCGAACCTGGCGTTTGGCTACTTAAAGGGAGATCGTCAATACTGGTTGTGTCGCTCATAGGAATGGATGGAAGTTACTAAATATATGTATATCAATATTGGTTGAGATACATATTGGACGCACGACGCGAGCGAAGCGAGCCCCCCCCCCCGCGGAGGGAGCGAGTGGAGTCGCAGACGCAACGAGAACCCGACGCGGAACTAATGCAAACTCACATCCTTCTTCCCCGCCTCACATTTCACAGACTTTGTCTTATATTCATAACACTTATCATCCAACTTATACGTATCCTTCTCTAAATCTTTGAGAGGTGGTGCGCGAAAGGCGATACACGACCGGTCTTTACAGACCTTGCGAAACAGCGATGCGATACCTAGACCAAGAACGATAGACATAATAATACGGCCTGTTTCCGTGTGGAGCAGACGCTGAAAACCCATTGTATTCTAATATATAAGGGATATAAATTAGAATTAGGCTCCATTCCATTACTGAACCGGTATCTTCTTCACCGCCCCCTTCGCCTTCGCACAATTCACCTCCTTCGCATCAAATGAAAAACAGTTGTCTGCGTGGTCTTTAAATTGGAAATTGCGGATATTGTCCGGGGTAGGGTAGACATAAATAACCTTAGGTTTCGGGACGGAGATATATACATAAAATAAGCCTATGGAGAGGCTTACGATGAAAATAGGAAGGGATATGTGGTTAAATATATTTAACATTCTTCTGGGGGTATCGTAATATACTATATTATACTACGATAATAACGCACTTCACGGACGCACCCCTACCGGCTTCGGCGCGGCCACCGCCCCTATCTGACCCACCGGCTTCGTCACTATCCTGTTATCCGCAATCCACTTCGGCATAATTACCGGCATATACAATTCGTTGTATCCATATCGCTTCTGCGAGAGATTGAATTCCCCGTCATTATACATCTGGACGAGCGCGCCATTGGCATTCTCCGTCGTCTCCATCTGTGAATAAACATACTTGGTCTCTCGCAACTTCAAATACGCCGGCTCAATATCCTGCTGGCAAAGCACGAGAATATCATCAATGATGCTTCGGTTCTTCCATTCGGAGTCGCGGAACTCGACCATATATTCCTTAATAAGCGCGACCTTCTCGGAAATCACGCGCGTCAATGTTTCCGTGTCGGTGCGTGCGTCATCATTGTCGGTTACGCTTAAATAATAACTCCGAAACTCCGCATACATTTTCTGCTGTTCTTGTAACTTGTGCTGGATGGCGTCAAAACGCTCAAGGAGCTCGTCCTCATTAATGAACCTGAATAAGAGGTCCAATTTCATTCGGATGATTTCGTCCTTGGTCGCGCGGACCTCTTCGAGAGATTCGGTCATCAACGTTTCTAAACTAATGTATTTGCCGCGGCTGACTTCGATATGAAACCCGCAAGGTTGAGAAATATTTCCGCATATGGCCTTTAACTTGCCGTCGGTCTCGGTGAATAAAGACCCGCCTTCCTGTTTACACACGATACACGCGGGTTTGATGAGCGCGAGGCGCTTGGCTTTTTGTTGGGCGGAGAGGGACTTCCAGTTGATAATGGGGTCGTTCATCAGGCGCTGGCGTCGCTTTTCAAGTGCGGTGTTATACTTTTCCTTGAAAGAGTAGTACCCGTGGGTGGCGTCGTTGATTTTCGTGCGATCTTCTTCGGGGATGAGCTGGTAGGGGTAGACCAACCCGCGGAATTCGTTGGGGTCGGCCGCGCGCTGAAGGTGCTTTTTGAGGGCGTCTTCTTGCTTGCGCGTCATTTCCAGGAGAACACGGGTGGCCTTTTTGAGGTTGTCGCGGGTGTCTTGGGTGCGCTTCTGGTCGGCGATACGAGACGCAGCTGCGCCGCCGCCGCCGCCGTATTGCGCGGACGAGGACCCGCCGCGTTCTTGAATAGCTGCGTGTAAATCCTGGTATACGGATGACGCGTATTGCGTTGTCATATTGTATATCTCGTATATGTTATATTATACGTAGAAATATGTGAACGTATTTGTTACGACCACTCCGTCCGTAACCAAATCCCGTCCGATATCGCGAGAGATGACCGAGCGGAGTGGCGAGTGGAACCGACGCAACGCGGCGGTGGAACGACACTAACGACGCGAGCTTAGTACTCGTCACCCGGCCCCCTCCACGCCGGAAGGTTGGTCAGCATTCCTAATCCGTTCCCCGCGGGGTGTGTTCGCGCGTCCATCGGAATGCCCTTACTTTGCGCGTAATGTGTGGCGTTTACCATTTTGAGTTTTGAGAGAATATATTCCTGCTGCTGACGCTTCTTCGCGTCTACTTCTTCTGGTGTAGGCTTCCCCTTATACCGCAGATATAAAAATATGCCTAAACACAAGAAGAATGCGATACCTACCGTAGCGTTAAATGTTTGTGTGTATGAAAAATCTTTGACTCGGCGACACTGGTCGAGAGATTTGCTTAAGAAATATCGGACACCTGGCTCGGTGAGTGTAGGGGCTGGCGCATTATCGTTCATCTTCGGTGATTCGCTGCTTCGCTTCTCTACGCTGCTTCGTTTCGCTGCTTCGTTTCGCTGCTTCGTTTCTCTACGCTGCTTCGTTTCGCTGCTTCGTTTCTCTACGCTAATATACCTGGAAAAAATAAGGGGAGAATGGGAACGCGAGAGAATTGCTAGTATAATAATCCGTGTATTATGTAATTACTATGGCCGAATTAAGTTCATCGGTTGCGATATTCTTCTTCTTGGCCGTATTCGGCGCCTATTCTTATTATAAATACACGAAAAATGGCGTATTAAGCGGGGGGATAACGTTCCTCTTCTTCCTCGTGCTCCTCATCGGCGAATACTTCATCAATCTCGCAATGTCGAAGGATATTTGCGGATTCGACCAGGAAAAGACGGCGCTCTTGGCGACTGTAATGCCGTGGTTCCTTATTTTAGGCGCACTCAAGTCAGCGCTCGTCGTGTTTCCTGGCTGGCTGACACCTTTCAGTAACACATTCGGGTATATGTTCGTATCTGCTGTGACCGACTTAAAGGATGTATTCAATACGATTTTGACACCGCAGTTTGATTTAGCGCCAGCGGCGCAGAAGGGCGAGGCGCCGCAGAAGGGGGGCGGTGACGATGGCGGCGCTAGTGACAGCGCAGATATACCTAAAGATGACGTAAAAAACAAACGCGATATCGGTAGGGCTTTAGAGCAAATCTATACCGACCAGTCTATCATCCTTAACGAACTCGGGCTTGATAATCTGGACCGTTTCTGGGATAGTTTCAAAGAATCGCGACTTATCAGGCCGTCTGCTAAAGTAGAAGACTTGGAGAAAATCCGGAAATTCTTGATGATGAAGACGATTGTGGGCGAATTCGTGTGGTTGGTGCTGTGCGGGTTGCTTGTTGTTAGTATCAGTTATAATTACTTACTGAATATGGGTTGTTCTTTTACACCAGAACAGCAGAAGATACGCGCGCAGGTGCTGAAAGAGACGCAGGATGCGACGAAGAAGAAGGAGGCGGAGGAGAAGGGGAAGGTCCTCACGGTGACAGGGTGAACGTCGCTACAGCACGGCTCCACTTCGTTTCACCATGCTTCCGCTCCGTTCCTAGACTCGCGTCGCGTTGCTCCTTTCACTCAGCTCATTCGTTTCACCTCCATTTCATTCCGGTTCACTCATTCGCTTCATTCCACTCGCTCCGCTTCCGCTCGTATCTCTCGCGATATCGGACGGGAATGATTAAAAATATGGCAAATATAGGCGACGATGACCGAGCGGAGTGGCGAGTGGCGCCGTAGGCGGAACGAGTGAACGACGCGAGACTATAACATAATGCGCACCGCCGGCCGTGACACATAGAACACAAGCAGATACGACAGTATTCCTAGCACGATCGCGACGAGCCAAATCGGCAGAACTGTTTTGCTAGAATAACCCACACCAAACTCCCGCAGACTGCCGTCCTCGTTATAAAGAAACGACGGGGTCGCATACTGGACCAGCATAAATACGATGATATATAGCACAATGGCCGACCCTGCTAAATTATTACGGAGGTATGTTTTTATTGCGTTCATTCTGTATCGTATTGTAATAGCCTAGTTACTAGTATATTACAATATTTCATTTATTCGTGTTTATTCCGTTATCTACTATTCGTCGTCGTCGTCGTCATTGTCGTCCTTCTTTGACTTCTTTTTTGTCGATTTCTTTTTCTTCTTTTTCGGTTTCTCGTCTTCGTCGCCTTCGCCGCCTTCGTCGTCGTCCTTGTCGTCGCCCTTGTCGTCGCCTCCGCCACTACCCATAGCCTTATCTAAACTTTTCCAAATCAATACACTTTGTTTCAAGGCGCAAATGAAAGCATCCAAAAAGGCCTTCGCCTTTTTATCAAGTTCTTTCGTTTCATCTAATTTTTTAATATCCTCCAACGTTTTCGCAAAACGATTACCTCCATTTATTATTTTTTTAACTTCTTTATTTTTTACCAGTTCTGATAGTTTCCCGTCAATAAATTTTTGTTGTTGTTCTTCAGAAGGTGTAAATATATAGGGGTCAAATAATCTAAATGAATGGTCTAAAAGTTCTGATAAATTATTGGTCTTATCTTCTTGCCATTTTCTTAGTATATCCTTGGCCGAACCCATCTCGATTATTGCTCTAAATTCTTCTCCGGATTTTCCAATATCAAATCCACGCCCCACATCCACATATTTTTCTACGACTTTTTTAAAGTTTTTTAATATTTTATCTAAACTGCCTTTAATGTTCTTCTTGTCAATCTTCGGCGCAGTGAATCCCATCTTCGCGCACCCTTTGCCGCCGCCGCCGCCGCCGAAGCCAAACCCTTCCTCGCCGATTGTCGCGCTTCTGAAAATCAAGGTCGCCCCCGCAACAACCGCAAACGCCGCGAATATGGCAAGGTCGCCTCGTTTGTAATACAAGTATAATAGAATTGCCGATATAATAAAATAAATAACGACCTTTTGATTCATTGTTGTCGTTGCGGTCTTTATATTATTCAAATATTACAATCCTGTCCGGTCCATCCACCCACCTTTGGTGGCCTCAATCATCGCCTTCGTCATCGTGTCGGTGAATATACGCGGTATCATCCTCCCCCGCATCATCATCCTCCGGAATACCCGACGACATATCCAGTTCGTGTGCTTCGATTTCGGCGGCGCTGCGGTCGGCCTCCAGCGAATCCATTACATAAATCTCTCGGTTCATATCCGTGACATAGTCCCGGCGGCCAAGCTGCTGCTCCTTCTGCGCTATCTTCTCCATCTCATCGCGTTCTTCATCATAATAATCCTGGTCATAGATGACGACACCTGTCTGCGAGGTTCCGCGGCTCCATATTCCCATCTTGTGCGTCTTCATCATATTCTCCAGCTGACGTTCGCCGACCGACATTTCGCCGATTCGCGCGACGACACCGTCCTTCTCCTTGTCTTTCACGCGGGTGAGTTTCTCCTTAATATTGGCGAGATTGAAGTTAATCGCCGCTTTGTCTTTATCAATCATACGAAGGTAGGCGATGAGGAGTTCGGAGACGCGCTGACCTAGTGCCTTCTTGTCGCCTAGGAGAGTATCCATCTCAGAGAGGAGTTGACCTTTGCTGGCGGAGGCTGCGTCGGTGGAATAGAGGCGCGAATGGGGGGCAAGTTCATCGCGTTCTTCGTCTTCGTCTTCGCGAAGCGTGGCGGTGCGGGTGATGGCGGCGGCAGCGGTTCCGGCGGCGGAGGCGGAGGCGGAGGCGACGGAGGCGCTTTTCTTCGCGCCTTTGCGCGCCACCCGCGTGGGCTCCGTCTCATAAATGCTCACAGGCGCTTCCGCCACGAGTGTAACAAACGTAGTAAGGAACGAGAGAAAATAGAAGAGATATAAATTACGCACGATATTCCGGTCAAATAACGGATACATTGTGAAGATATTCTTGCGCGTAGAATGCGACACACGCTCGCCCAATTCTTTCACGATGTCAACTTCGCGCGGTTCATCGCGGGCGGGTAGACGGGCTACACCCTGGCTCTGGATGGACAGGGCAGCCGCAGCAGCCGCAATCTTCGCATCCTTCTCTTCATCAAAGAAAATCTCTGCCATAAATGGCGTATTGTCTATCATAATTTTAAGGTCAGCGACCTGTTCTCCAGCATAGCGCAGAACTTCTTGAACGATCCGGTCGTTATAAAACGTTTTGAGAGACGTATAATGCGACGAAATAATGCCTTTGACATCCTTCATATGCGTCTGCGAGAAGCCCCAATGCTTCGGGATATTCGTGTCATCGAAATCCACGCCATTTTTAATAATGTTGGGGATGACATCTATAAGGCGCGTCAGTGTGTTTCGCATAAATTGGACGCTCTTTGCGGCGGTTTCGTCCGTGGCCGACATCAGCACGGTGCTGCTCTTGTTGATTTCAAATTCCAGGATTGTATCTATGACCCTCTCAATCTCTCGAAACTTCCCCTTGGTCTGTTTGCCGTTCTGCTGAATGAAGCCGACGACATTGGCGCGCATCTCTCGGTTCTTCGTTTGGA